CGCCCGATGGATCAGTAACGCAAGTTTCTGGTGTATTTCCTCAGGGGGTAAAACCTCTATACAAGATTACTTTCTCGGATGGAAGATCAGTTGTCGCAGGTCTAGACCATCAATGGAAAGCAGCCAAGAGTAAAGCTAATGGTAAAAGGGGACGGGATACCAGGGGGACACCGTATTGGCAAACCATTACAACCCGAGAACTTCTTGATGACTTAGAAGCACACCCTAAGGCAAGATGGTTTATTCCCATGACCAAGCCAGTACACCATGAGAGACAAGATCATGTCCTCCCTCCGTATACAATGGGCGCGCTGTTAGGTGATGGCCACTTCGGTACAACTAATATTTCATTATATAATGACAATCCGAGTGTTGCCTTACGCGTAAAGCGAGAAGTAGGTTCTGATGTAAGCCAACTCAAAGAATTCTCTAATGAATCTTGTAACTACATTCTTTCATTCCTCTGCCCTGAATCAGGAATAAGAAACAAAGTAAAACCAGAGATATCTCGCCTGGGGCTGGAAAATACGAGATCCTTTGACAAGTTTATACCACAAGAGTATCTCTACGACTCTGTAGAAAACAGAATTGCGTTGTTACAGGGCTTGATGGATACTGACGGTACCGCTGTTAAAAGGTCTGGGCAGGCTTCTTTCTACACAGTCTCTCCTCAACTTCGCGATGACCTTATGTTCTTGGTACGAGGTTTAGGTGGCCGCTGTACTTATTCAGAAGACAGCCACAAGAGAGCCCATTGTGAAACCTCCCGCACTGGATATATTATACACATTCTCTTCCCTACCAATGACTTTCCTATTTTCAGCATAAAGAGAAAACAGGCTATTATAGACTTCCACTTTAACCGATCTCGCGTTAAAAAGAAAACACAACACCTGTACATTCAAAGTATTGAATTTTCTCATGAGGCGCCTGCCACATGTATACAGGTAGATCACCCTGATAAGTTGTTTTTGACAGATGACTATATAGTCACACATAACAGCACAGCTGCGGTTATCATAACCATGTACATAGCCACCTTGCTGTCTTTCATGAGGGATCCCAAGAAGTATTTCAACCTATCTCCTGCCACCGTATTGTGTCAGGCTCTCATCTCTTACTCTCTCAAGAAGTCATCCGAGTTGTTGCTTGAGCCGTATTTGAACGTGCTTGAGGTGAGTGATTTCTTTGAGAAGGTCCATACCAAAGAGGGGATGATTCGTAAGGATAAAGAGTTTGAAGAGATGGGAGAGAATGTAGATCGAGTGTTCTGGACTACTGCCACACCCAGCTCGGCTTTGCAATTCAGTAACGGCGCCAACATCAAGATGATCTCCAGTGTACAGAACTTGCTAGGTCTTTCTATTGTGACAGCCGTCCTCACTGAGCTGTCTTTCTTCATTGAGGCGGGTAAGAGCCCAGAGTACATCATGCGCTTCTATAATGATACTCGGAGTCGTATCGAATCACGAATGAAGGGTAATTGGTTTGGGCGATCAATCTTAGACTCCTCTCCTGATAGCTTTGACAACCCTATCGACAAGTATATCTGGACAGAGGCCAGGCGTGATGAAACCAATTATATTGTGACAGGCTCTCGATGGGAGTGGGAGCCTCAGGAGTTTGAAGGCGATTCTCGTTTCCCTGTCTACTTAGGTGGGCCTGGCAAACCTCCTCAAATAGTCACTCCTGGGCAAGAGGGAATATATGACCCAGCCGATCTACTACATGTTCCAGAACGGTTGAGGACTCTATTTGAGAACGACCTACAAAAGGCAATCAAAGACATAGGCGGCCGTCCCTCTGGGAACATGCAGAAGCTTATCTACGATCGATCGATCATCGAGAACGTGTTCGAGCGCCGCCTTACAAACGTGTATCTGTATCTTCATGTACCTTCGGCCCTACCACCTAAGGGGGCTATCTGGGATAAGATTTACCCCGACTTCTTCAAACTGGTAGGTAACCAGATGAGGTTCTATTACCGACCAGAGATCCCCAGAGTCTTTGCCATTGACCAATCGGAGAACAAGGACGTCACCTCTATATCAATTGCTCACCCTGAATTACTGCAAGATGATTCCATGCTCATAGTATTTGACATGACCATTGTTCTCCACCCAGAGAAGAGTGATATCAACTTCGATGCCATTCGGTATTTCATTGAAGACCTTGTAAGGCAAGGAAACATGACCTTCATTAAGGGTAACTTTGACCGGTATGAGTCAGGCTCGGCTAAGCAATACATTGAAAGAGAGCTAAACATACCAGTGAGTCGAGCAAGCGTTGACCGCACTATGGAGCCTTACAAGAACTTCATCTCAGATGTGAAGGCAGGGCGTGTGAAGGTAGGGCGAAACATCTTCATTAAGAACAACCTGAAATCACTTATCGTGTCTAAGCGTAAGAAGTCAGGTAGCTATAAGATTGACCATACCTTAGGGGAGATGCCTGATGTACATGGTGACTGGGAATGGGAGAGCTCCCTTATAGGACTTCACGCCAAGGACGTTACTGACACGATGGCCGCATGTGCGGAATTGTTACGAGAGTACAATGGGCCACTGTACGATCACCATGACTTTGAGGAGCTAAGGTTCATTGATTCAGTAACAGGTGATCCGGAGAATTACCTGGAGTACCTGGCTCAAAGGAACTCTTTACAAACGTCCTCGTACACTAATTAAGGACATCATATGAAATCAAGGAAGGCCTTACATGCCGCTTAGTACCGAAGCTTTCAACGCTTTTGTTCCTCCTACACAATACAAAAGATCACTTCGACGTGTAGCAGAAGAACTAGATACTCTGCCTGAAATGGTAGTTACAGATGAGTATGCTCCTGATCTAATTCGCCTTGCCCAAGCAGGCAATCATGATGCTTTGATGGTACTGTATCGTCGGAGCCGCCAAGCAATCGCATACATCTTCTGGAAGAACTTCATTGGACCAAACAAGAGGTACGTAGGACGAAGACTAGACAGGGGCGATGATGATCTGTTTGCCGCTGAGGCTTGGGATACCATGGAGAAGGCCCTGACCTCGTTCGACCCTGATAAGTATGATACCGCAGACACAGTGAACTTTCTAGGCAAGTGGCACTATTGGTTCCAACAGTATCTGAAGGCCACAGCTATTCGGTTGAACAAGGAGATTGAACGACAGGGCTTCACCGGTGTTGGCGATAGCGCTGGTCTTCATGTAGACCCCATGCCGGAGGATCCTGAGCATCCGGATAGAGGGGCAATCAGCCTAAGTGAACCGGGACTGGAAAGGGAAATGGAAGTAGAGGATGCCCTTCAATCTTTCATTCAGGACCTGCGCGCAGATATCGACACCAACCGTCGTAAGCGAATCCTTCATGATATACTTACCATGAGGCTTGAGGGCCAGGACATTGATACCATTGCTGATCAATTGGGTACTACTGCATGGAATATACGAAAGTACATGCGCGACCTCAAGGGAGAGATGCAGCGCTATGGTATCTTTGAATCCCGTCAAGCCTTAGATGCTATTCGCGAATTGCAAATACTCTCTCGTTTCATTTTGTTGGATGAGGCTGCAGGGGCCTCTATGGTACCTAAATGGCAACCTCTATCGGATTTGAATGTAAACCAAGCGCTGCGCTTCCGGAAACGTAAGCTAAGTGATATGGTCACCCATCACATCTCACCGGCCTACTTGATTGTGGAGACAACACTACCTAACAGGCGACCATTCTACACTATCTACTTCCGGCTACCACCTCCCAAGGGAACAACTATTCGGCCGGAATTGGAATATGCAAATCATGTGGACCTGTTGGTAAGCAACCACCGTACTCCACGTGTAAAGAGTATGTCAATGGCGAAGCAGTTGATACGGCAACACTTCCATTCGCGTGGCGAAGCGGTGAAGACAGGTATCGACCCCGCGTCACCACATGCTTGGCTCCATGCTCTCTAATTAGACGTGATTATTCATCTGTATGAGCACAGCCATCAAAGTTAAGTCTGCGCGTCTTCGGAAGGAGTCGCGCAAAGTATCTATTGAGGAATTCACAGCTCTTGCCAAGAAGATAGAGATAGACCCTTTTGAAAGTCTCCGTTTCCTTGGTAAGACCGCAAACTTCTCCCTATTATTTTCTGCTTCCGCTAAGACATTCGCCAACAGCTCTCTTACAGATCTTGAGCCGGATGAGGCCAAGAATATGGTGGAGCAGTTAGGATTACGGGCTTTGCAGAAGAAGCTTATCTCTGATGGCAAGGTATCTGGGGAGGAGATGAAGGATCACTATTATCTAGATCGTCTTGCCCTAGCCACCTATATACGTGAGGAGTTTCGGAAGGTATATAAAGGACTGGTGGACTTAGCTGAGAGTCGACGTAAAGAAGCTTCTAACAAGGGGTATGTGCGCTGCGCTCATGGGGCTGTAAGACGGCTACCCGAGATGAAGCTTCAAGGAAAGCACAATCGTGGTGACCGAGAGCTATTTACTCTCTTCAGCATAGCCATCAACTCTCCGGTGCAAAACTTCGAGAGCGTGATCGTCTCCTATGAAGCCGCATATCGCTTCTGGCGATGGCTCATAGATACGGGTAAGGGAACAATGATCTTCAACATCGTTCATGACAGCATCGACCTTTACATCCACAAGAACGAAGTGCGAGAAGTTGTTGCTAAGATAAAGGAGCTAGCGGAGGAGCAGCATCCTGAGTTCGAGGGAGTTATCCCAACAGTGAGTGGGACCATTGGTGATTATTTCGGTGAAGGTCACCTATGGAAAGATGGCTATGACATGAAGGAGTTCCTTTGATATTTGAATACCTCTACTTGAAAGACTTTATGAAGATCAAGGAGATGGAATTTCATCTGTCTCCTACTGAGATGATCATCCTTAGTGGTGGTAACGGACAGGGTAAGTCTGCAGTGTTTGAAGCCATGGCCCTTATCTTGACAGGACACAGGAAAGGGTCTTCGGTTAAGCATTACATACGCAGAGGCCAGAAGAAGTTTCATCTTAAAGCTAAGATACGGAAGACCCCTCAATCACCTGTATTTGATGTAGAGATGGTGTGCTCGCATACCACTATGCCTCCTGTAAACAAGACTGTTACGTATGAGGATACTTCATACCAGAATTCCGAATACGATAATTTCATGCGAGCCCATTTTGATGTGGATCTCATCTCCAACATTACCCTGACTATGCAAGGAGACAATAACCTTGCTGGGTTCAAACCCGCACAGCTTAGAGATCTATTGAAGAACGTATTCAAGATCTCCTTCGATCAGGAGCAGGAACAAACCCATCGCATTGCTTCCCATTATCGAGAGCGCGCCCACTCTCTAGATAAGCAAATCAAGAGTATACAGGAGTCATTGGAAATCCTGAAGAAGGATGAGCCTATTCTGTTTCGCCCGCCTTCACAGAAGAAGATCGATGAGGCGCGAGAAGCGTACGAGAAGGCTAAAGAACGACTACAGGAGTTGGAAAGGTCTACCTCTTCTTTGGAAGCGTTGGAGAGAGAACATAAGCGTGTTCAAAATACCGCCTTAGATAAATGGGGGCAGGTAGAGAGGTATGAGAAGGAACACCAACGCATTGAAAACGCCTTACAAGAATTGCAGAAGAAGATCGAAGCCTCCAAAGCTAAGGTAGAGAAGGCTGAGGAACATATCTCTTCATTCGAGTTGAAGACCTCACAAGCGATCAACAATGAGCTGGAGACCTTGCGAGAAGGGCTCAGGGACCTCAACAATCAAAAGCATAACCTAGAGCATAAACTTGATCTCCTGGACAAAGGCTCTTGCCCTACATGTAACCAAACCCTACCTGAGGACTGGGTGTCTAATAAAGAGGAGTTCGTTGAAAAGCTGTACGAGCTGGAAGAGTCTATAAAGAGCACCAAGCAATTAGGCGACGCCTACAAAACAATGCTTACCAAGGTGAACAAGGCGGTACAGACTCGCGACCAAGCTCAAAAAGAAGTAGAGATGCAGGAGTCTCAATTAGACTTCATGTTGCAGTCCTTTGATCGGGATAACTCTATACAGCAGATTGAGTATTACAAGAAGCTTGCCCAGGATGCCCAAAATGAAGCCGATGAGCTGCATGGGCGGATACAGAAGCATTACAAGGAAATGGAAGGACTGCTGGAAGAGAAGAAAGAGGTGGATGCCCAAGTTAAAGAGACACGAGAGACTCTTCAGCAGCTGGAGAACAGTCGCCGTAATTACGAGGCCAAGCTTGAGATTCTCAATGACAACAATGCTCGTAAAGAAGAGATTGAACATCGTCTCAAGACCATGACTGATGAGGACATCGATGTACATCAAGACTTAGAGGTGTATGAGGTAGCCGAAAGATTGGTGGATAAGTACTTACCTACCTTCGGTGTATTGACCGCCGGCGAGAAAGTAGTGCAGGGGATGATCAACATCATTCGGCCGGTAATCCCTTCTTGGGATCTGCGGCTCTCACCTTCTCGTGATGGTGTGTACTTCGAGTACAGAGAGAACGAAGAAGATGAATGGTCACCTATTTCAATGGCCAGTGGATTTGAGAACGCCCTTTGCAACATCGCCTTCAAGATGAACCTCACCGCCTATTATGGCCTATCGCTAATGATCTTAGATGAGGTAGATGCTGCGGCTGTGGACGATAACAGCTACAAGGTGTTTGATTCTATAATACAATTTAAGCGCGCCTATGACATTCACCAGATCTGGCTAGTGTCACATAAGGGTGAGGTGCTAAGGCAGCTTATAGCAGAATATGGGGAACAGATACAGATGTTCTCCATCGAAGATGGTCTTATGACTCATTCATGGAAAGGAGGTGCTACACAGTAGATACGCCACTAATTATCGTTACGTAACGCAAGGGTTAGCTAGTTAAGCCGTACCCGTAAATCTAGTAACAGGAGTTTACATATGTCAGATCCTCTCGACGTACAGGGTGGTGCAGCAGACATCACCGATGACGAGTTCGACTCATTCGTCAGTCAAAACCAACAAGAAGTCAATAACCAAAACAACAGTCAAGGTCGGTCCTTTACAGACATTCTGTATACACCGATCCCTCAGGCAGGATCCAATGCCAGCGTGATGAAGTTGGTTAGGTTCCGCGGTGGTCCGCCGGATTCCGATCGTACACCTTATACAGCCCGAAGAGCAATCTCGGCGTTGGTTAGGGATGATAGCGATAACCTGATGAAGCTTCGGCTTCCGGTTGCGGATAAAAACCATCTGTTCTGGCGCATCATCAACACAGTGCTTGAGACTCAAGGACGTGGTGATAAACGTAAGTTTGTCCACAAAGATCGAATGCCAGAGGTATTCAATCGAATAAGGTACGGATCCGCTAAGCCCACAGCCAATCAGTTCAAGTACGATCGTGGTTGGAAGGGGCGAGAATGGTTGGTGGCCAATGTCATTGACCGAGAACAGATGGACGTTCATCGTGAACACAAGCACACGATGATCCTATGTAAGGATGCTCGGCAGTCGAAGAACAACCCAGATGTGTGGTTCTATGATGAGGGAGTACCTGCATACGGATTCGTTCAGCAGTTGGTACAGGCGCTGTTCAAGCCTTACAAGAACTGGGAAAACTACGACGTAGGTATTTTCCGTCTTGGCCAAAAACAAATGCCTTACCGACTCATCAACGCCTCTAGATACACTCCAGAGGTACCTGAGTACTTGCAGGACAAGGTTTATCCAGAAGGTCCGCTCACTGATGAGGAGCTCAGTTGGAATCTATATGATCTCCGACGGCTTACTCGTGTGACCTCTTACACTCGTTTCTTCGAGCGACAAGGTCAGCTGGTTATTGAGATCGACAACCATCTTGGTACTACCTTCTTCGATGAGCTGCAAGAACTGGTGAACCAAGAAGAGCTTGAGGAACAGGATGAGGAACAAGCAACCTCAACTGAATCCGATCCTTCATCGGAAGAGAGTGAAGAAGAGCAGGAAGAGGAGGCACCTGCAGAGGAACCAACTCCTGCTATTCGATCTCGAGCACCGAAGAAGGAAGAAGTGCCTACAAGAGAGGCACCAGCTGAAGACGATGCGCTTACGGCCAAGAAAGAAGAACTCAGGGAAAAGGGATTCTCTGATGAAGAGCTTGATGCTATCATTGGATATGATCCCAACAACACCGAGAATCCCTTCACGTACAATGTACCAACAGGGCAACTTCTCAGGTGCAATGAGTGTGGTGTTCCATCACCAAGCTTCTTTACCAAGTGCCCAGCGTGCTTCACAGAATTCTAAACTTGAAGGGGGCCTCCTTGTGAGGCCCTAATACTTTTACAGGAGGCGGCCGGATGCAAGAAGGGAAGAGAAGACTAGGTGGAAATAAAGGCAAGGCCGTTACACCTCGCCCTCCAGTAACTCCGACCGCACGAGGAGAGAAAACGTATATGACGTTCAAGGAATATCAAGAACAAGCCATTCACACTTTGCTTTACCCTGGGTCCGGTGACATCATGGGACTGCTTTATGTGGTGCTGGGAATAAACGGCGAGGCGGGAGAAATGGCCGAGAAGGTCAAGAAGATCCTAAGGGATTCCAATGGACAAGTCTCCGAAGAGAAGAGGCAACAGCTGATTCTAGAATTAGGGGATGTGTTGTGGTACGCTGCAGCAACAGCCTATGAATTGGGGACGACTCTTGAGGAAGTCGCCCAGCGAAACGTTGACAAGCTTTCCAGTCGTCACACTCGGGGTAAGATACAAGGGAGTGGTGACAATAGGTAGAGACACATGAGTTCAACAGCAACAGCAGAAGGGGCCGCAAGAGCCCCTTTGCTAACCACTATCAAAGCAATTTCATTCATCGTACTGAGCATGATAAGCATCTCGCTCAGTGTGTATTTGTTCCTGCAGTTTTCAGGACATCCAGTCGAACAGATCTTGTTTGGAGCCTTGGCGGTAGCCTTTGAAGGTTCCAAGCTCTATGCTTTGGTAGACGGACATGTAGACTGGGTGAAGCGTAAGTACTTACCTTCATTTACCAAGATAGCTATGTATGTCTTATTAGCTGCCCTGAGTGTTATTGCCAGTTACGGATTCTCTCTTGGGGCCCTGCAACGAGCAAACTTAGATCCAGAGGTAACCCGAACCACTCGTCGCGAACAGCAAATAGAACATCAAATAGAGGAGATCAATCAACAGATTCAGATCTTCCAAGATCAGCGCGCCGAGTTACCAGAAGGTTGGGTTACCGCCTCTCAACGGCTACAGGAATCGATCAGTGAACTGGTTGAGCGTAGGACCGATTTATATGATCAGCTGAATGAGATTGAGCCTCCAGACTTCGATCTTGCTGGCAATGCTTTCGTTTTGATAGGGGAAAGCATAGGAATGTCTGGTGAACAGGTCATGTTCATTCTCCTGATCATTCTAGCTATTTCAATTGAGCTGTGTATCATCTTCACTTCACCTTCGGTGAAGCATCCCGATAAGCCTGCCCCCGTCAGTGTCCCTCCTGTTAATCTTGATCAAGAGGACCGGCCTATCGATGAATTGGTCTCATCCTTTCAAGCGCAAGTAAAGGAGGAACCTCATGAAGAAACTATTCCCACGAGGCCAGCGCCCGAAGTCCAGACGAAGAAGGAAGAGCCGAAGCCGCAAAAGATCCCCTCAACGAAAAGGGCACCGGCGGAAGAAAAGATAGATGCTCCAGTGAGAGACATACCTAAGAGGGCTCCACATGAGGCACCTAAGCGTACCAAGGATGGCCTAACGATCTTGATGTCGAAGTTTATCGACCTGTTGTTTGAAGACCCCCATGGGCATGTCACTGATCCAGAGGCTATCAAGGAAAGGTTCGTTAAAGCAAACAGAAACACGCTTGATCAGTTGAACCTTACGTTGAGTGAGAAAGATCTGCAAAACTTCGCTAACAAGATGTGGAATGCCCTTACGCACTTGAAAGGGCCAACAGGATACCTGATGTTCGAGTACCATGACAACACGGGTACCTATGTATCCAATTACACACCGAGTCTATTGAAGTCCATACTTGGCAAGAAGATCAGGGGCAGCGACGCCCGTGGATATACCTGATTCTTCTAATAGGAGAAATCATCTATGGCGAATACTAAGAAGCGTTTGGGCAAGCGGACTGCCAACAAACAAGAGACAGAGGTAATGGAGATGGTTAGATCATTGACCCATGTACCTTTAACTACTATTCAAGAGGTGCTGAAAGGTCTCGCCGTCTCTACCGCTTTACAATATGCTGATGCTCTGGAAAAGGGCGAAGAAGTTGAATTGGTGTTGCCCTATATAGGAACCGTACAGATGGAATCCGATCAACTGCAGCTGGACTGGGGTAAGCACTCTATGGCCCTCAATGAAATGATAAACGTCAAAAGGGCGGCGAAAGAGGGCGATGACACCCTTATTGAAGTTTGGTATAACAGGCTCCGCGACGACCTTAGAGAAAAGGTATAATGTGCACACTACTCATCACTAGTAATTCAGATCACATCAACCATGCTTTGAGCTCCCCCTCATTCATGGCCAGAGGAACGCGAGACTCTTCTTTATATTCTCTTGACTTTGGAGACGGCAAAGAGAAGAGTACTTTCATCGCTCCTATGGAAATGAGTGCGTGGGGTGTACTAGATCAAGAGGATATCATTGGCAGGGGACGGCTGTATGCTCTTCATACACATTCTCCCACAGGCACTACATGGGGTAGACATCCAGCAGGAGTTTTCCGCATGGCGGAGAAGGGGAAGAGCAATCATAAACTCACAGGTAGACTTTGGCACAATGGTCAAATAATCAACGCCCCTTCCGATCAATGGGATACTCAATACCTTCTTGACTTATTGATTCCCCCGACGAATAAACCTGATACTTTCGAGTCCGCAATAAAGTGGGATGCTCTGGATAGCTTACATGGATCGTTTGCGGGACTATTATTGGTAACGATAGTGAACATGCAAACAGGAGCTGCATACTCCCGTCTGTTCATCTTTCGCAATCATATGTCTCCTTTGATTTGTAAGGCACCACAATCGAGTATTAGGACATTGAAGGCCAAGCCGGATGTGGCACATCCTACTGAAAAGATCTTTCTGGATTCCAGTTCCTATGTGGCTTCTGTCCCCTTAGCTGGAGATGAGAAGCAAGAGAAGTGGGGCAACCTGACCACAAACACTGTGTATGAGATACGCCTGTTTGACAGAGGCGGAGTACCGGTATACTCTTTATCACCAGTCACATACTTCAACAACGTATTTGACCCGTACGGTAGCGGCACTTACCGGTGATTTTATTTGGAGGAGAAAAACATGCCTGAAAAGCGAATCATGATATCTGGCGCAGCGGGATGCGGGAAAACATCACTGATCAAAGCGATACGAGAGAAGTGGCCAGGCGAGCACCAGAGCTTAGAAGGGAACAAACTGACCATTCGTGACTTAATTGTGAATCGTGGGTTTAGACCTCCTTCGATGGTAGTAGGTACTGACAGCACATACATACAAGGACACTTAGGGTATAATTCTCAAGTATTCTTGCGTGAGTTGATTGACTGGCAAATGGTGCTGTGCAACCTGCATACCATCAACATGACAGAGCCGATACCGGATAATACTATTCGGGTTTTAGATCGATGTGCTCTGGATTCATTGGTGTACTTCATCTATGATCTGGTGAAGATGGGTAGCGGATTCGCTGACACGCTATCAACGGGGGAGCTGGAAGAATCTGAGGACATCGGAGATAAGGCAAGAGAATACTTCCAAACTGTACGACAAAAGCACATCATCGATCGTGCACAGCATCTTGTCGATACCACTATTCAGTATGTGTGGACCAAGATCCAACGAGATAGATGGGGTTCATCTTCATCTCAATACTGGGATGCTGTTATAGAGAACGTATATGAAGTGCTTACCTCTGATGTTCAAGACTATGATGACAAGCGCTTATTCGGAGAAGAAGTTGAGTTTCCTCAGTGGGATTCATATTCACACCTCAAAGAAGATGCGTGTCGGAGGATTGCATACATCTTAACGCAGTATATAATGCTGATTATGGATACCTCAGGTGTGTACGTATTCTTGACACATAACCCGCATACAGGTCCTACTGAAGAAGATGGTTTGAGGGTAACCGACTCTCAGGTTAACTTGACGCTTGAGGCAATTGGGGCTGATGTGATACGGAGTTTGTTTAGAGCTAGGACTGAGTATAACTCAGTGGCCACGTTCACAGGGGCTTTGCATGTACCTGAAACAAACAGTAAAATGCAATTCAGAATTGAAGGGAGTACTCCAGAACATCGGTCCGCAGACATTCAGGAAGATATTAAAAGGCGGATACAAGAGATCTATCTGGACTATCAAAGATATCTAAGATGAAGACCTCCCGTAAGTTCGAGATAGAGTGGCAGCAATACAAAACGTTCTTCAAGACTGAGCTGCCAGCTAAGACCCGTCAACAGATGGAAGAGAAGATGTACTATGTCGAAGAGGTATACTTTGGCCTCTTCGTCAATCGATCTCAAGAGCTGGCTTACAACGTGATCAATTGGTTGAACGGTTTGCGCATCTCTATTCAGGACCAAGACAGGAGAGAGGTCATCGACCTTACGCTTCAGGAGATCAATACTCATTGGGAAGAAAGCGGCGCGTCTATTTCTGGAGATCCGGAACCAGAGGCATCCTTCTCCTATCAAGCCATTCTCGATTTCATACAGCGACCATCCGATCTGTATCGTCATGTAACAGGTAACCAATCTTATAGTTGGGAGCTGCACTTTGCTAACATGACACAGAATCTGGATATGCTGATCAAGTGGTTAGGGAATGCTTACGCACATAATGATGGTATAGACTTCGTTTATCATTGTTATGATGCGGCTAATGAGTTCAATAAGCGCATTCCAACGAAGATTGATCGACGGATGGAGAAATTGGAAGACTTACGCCGTAAGCAACCAGAGCTACGTAAAGAAGGGAAAGGACACAAGTTTCTATTCGGGACGTGAGGAGAAAGGTAATGAGACAGGAAGACTTGAGAAAGAAATACCCAACAGCATATGCATTACGGTGTATAGCGGAACAGACTCACAAGGATCATATGGGAAGTTACTTTGCTAAGGACTCCATACGATCCGCTATTCGTACATTGGCCCTGCAACAAGAAGGCCTTTCATTAAAGGACTATCAAGTCTTCTTTCCTGATGAAGAGATGGATTACCCTCAGGCCCTTAAACAGGGTATAGATGATGTGCTGAAAGAGCTGACAGTAGAATGTGCGGAGGCCTTCGAAGAGGTTATGTACACGTTAGTCATTGACTACGATAGAGATCCCAATTCCTTCGATACACCTCTTCGCCTGGCCAAGATGTTTATCCATGAGCTCATGCATGGGCGCTATCATAACACGCCCAAGGTAACATCCTTTCCCAACGACAACCAAAACGGTAATGAGGAGAAGCCTAGTAAGGAAAGGGAAGGAGAGATCTTTCATTTCAACAACCTGTTGTGCGTCCAAGCCCCTTTCGTATCGGTTTGCTCCCATCACTGGCAGCCAGTAAACGGGACTGCTTACATTGGTATTATCCCAGGGAAGAAGATCATTGGTCTTAGTAAGTACACACGGGTTGTTCAACACATCGCCGCACGAGGGACTTTACAAGAAGAGCTGACGGTGGAGATTGCCAACGCTCTTCAAGAGCATACTGAAACCGAAGACATCGCCGTAACAGTATTCGCTCGACATGGGTGCTGTGAGAATAGGGGAATACGCGTCCCTAACAGTAATACTTCTACCGCGGAGATGCGTGGTCTGTTTATGGAGAAGGGTAAACTTCGTGAGGAGTTTTACGACAATGTCAAGATGATGAGGAGAGAGACCCATGATTAGACTTACACGATTGCAGTTACCCGAGGCTACCCTTACTTACATAGGGCAGATTGAAAAGAAGGACCCGGAGAAGATACCGCCACGCAAATATTATAGATGGGAGTTGTTTTGTGATGGTGAACCTATACTTGAAGGTGAGACTCTACATGCAATAAGAACCCCCGAGCTATTGGAAAGTCTGAGGAAAGAGTATCAACATCTCTTGAAGATAGCTGCTGCCATACTAGGCTGCTCTTATGAAGAGGCGAAGGCCATATCGATGGCCAATGGGATTCCTTCACCGGATAATGATCTTTGTGGAGATAGTGTACGCACAATGGTGGAGGAGATGGATCGATTACGATACCAATCCCAACAGGAGGAGAATGATGAAGATAAGTAAAGAAATAGAGATTGACATGGGGCATGCCGTGACAGGGCATAACTCCAAGTGTAAGCACTTACATGGCCACCGATATCGCATTGTGGCTTTCGTCCATGATACCCTTATTGCGGATCCCGAGTCAAGCAGCTTTGGTATGGTCATTGACTTTGGGGATTTGAAGAAGGCTATGATGTACATGATCGATGAGCCCTTCGACCATGCTTTCGTTATCTGGAAAGAAGATCCACGTGCTCAGGTTCTGTGGGAGGCTCATACGTCGTGGCACAATGATCCTGGTAAGTTTCACCTACTTGAATTCGTTCCTACTGCTGAGAACTTAGCTCGCTATTGGTTCCGGATACTGGGAGCGGAGTTGAAGGCCGCGTACAATATCCAGCTTGAAGCCGTGCATGTATACGAGACACCAACCAGTTGTGCTATCTACACGCGCGAGGAGTTTGAGATGGATGAGTCCGTGGGTGATGTTATATAGGAAGGAGACTACATGACAAAAGGCATTAAGGCAGCACTCAAACGACATCAGGAGACTATCAAGAACCCCACTGAGGCAGGGACCATCGATCGCACTATTCTCGACTCCCCTAACCTGAATTACATTTTCGGGGGTGGGTTTGCTAACGGGCGTATATACGAACTGTTTGGACCGGAGTCAGGGGGTAAGTCAACGGTTGCTTGGTACATCGCCCATCACATTCAACGAAGGGAATCGAAGAACATCGTCGCCTTCTTTGATATCGAGAGAACGTTTGACAAGGATTATGCGCGCGCCGTAGGACTAGACCTCAGTGAAGAGAAGCTACTGTTCCTTCGTCACAAGACTGGGGAGGAGATGTTTGAAACCGCTCAATCCCTGATGGAGGAGGCTGCAGACGATATCGGTCTTCTTATCTTCGATAGTGTAGCGGCTATTCCCAGTGCCCGTACTGTTGATGGAGATTACGGGAAAGCTGGCTTTGGTGCTGAGGCCGCTCTCTTGAGTAACGGGCTTAAGAAACTCAATCCTTGGATCAGTGACACCGGCACCTCTCTTATCATGGTCAATCAAGTGAGAGAAGATATTGGTGGTTTCTCACCGGTACCTGGTATGACCCCTGAGAAGACTCCTGGTGGACGAGCCCCTAAGTTTTACGCCTCCTGGAGGGGTCGAGTCTCACGAAGTGGTAAAGACCTAACACGAAAGGGTGTAGTCGTAGGTAACGGAATCAAAGTCAAGAACGTCAAGAGTAAGATCGGCCCACCAAAACGCGTTGCCGAGATGGTCTTATACTACGACTCAGGCTTTGATACCATGGATGAGTACGTAAGCTTCATCGCTACAGAAGAGTTTGGTCTGGCGCAGGTGAAAGGTGCTTGGATCTATGGACTCGATGGGTCGCCACTTGAGGGGGAGAAATTCCAAGGTCGCGCTAAGCTCCGTGCTCATCTGGAAGAGGATGGAGAGACATTGGAGAAGTGCAAACTGGCTATCGTAGAGAAGTTCAAAGAGCACTTGGCCAATGATGTAGATCCGGATGATGTCACCGATGAGGGTGAGGTGCTTAAAGACCAGCCTACCGGGCAGGAAGATTGGGATCAATTTTGATCCCCTTCTTCACCTTGCTCTGAGTATATTATAGACATGATTGATGAGTTACCTGTGCTTCGAAAGAAGGTGTGGTATACACCGAGGAAAGAGGAGCCTTTCGTAGGTATTGCGCATTACAAGATATCTACGATCGACCCAGATCGTCCCACGTACCTGACTAAGTACAGGTTAGTTGAAATAGAGATCTCGTTGCAGGTGCTCACAATCCATCTGGAGAAGGGCACCATGCGAGGGCGAATTATAGGTGATGCGCCGATTTCGTTCGTTACCGTCGACGGAGGAATCAAGGAGCTTCATTACAACTCTCTCAAAGAGTGGCCTTTGATTACAACTCCAACGGAAGACCTGCCAATGACCCCGGAGGACTTAGATGTCATTAGGGACACATTGTGTCGAGGGAGGAGACAGAGATGAACCATTACCAGCTGATAGCTAGCAAAGCCGACCTGGCTGGTTTCGTTGATGAGGTACTGCCGGCGCCAGAAGGGCAGGAAAGGGATTACCTAGTGTATTTCCTTTCTATGTCGGCCCGGAACAAGTACCTATCGGATGAACAGCGGGAAGAGATCCACCTCGGCCGTACGGAAATGTTCAACCGAAAAGGGGTTTACGTACCGGAGGATATGACTCCTGGTGAGGCGGTATACCGGACTGTGCGAAGGATGCAGGTCCCAGAAGGAGCCTACTTCAACAAGTCTGGCACACATCCGTTGCCAGTGATCCCGTACGTGTTCACCATTTACATGAACCTGGATCTGGCCAACACTTTGGAGGCTTGGAACGCTACTGCCAATCAGATGAACGCTACGATCACCGACAGGGCCTTGGATAGGAATGTCCGTATCCCTAACCCTGAGTCAGTATACCGAACAGAGTTGCAGCGCAGTAAAAAGAAGAAGACGCTGGTGGACACTGATGTTGATGTACCCTTCTTGACTGAGAAGGAAAGATATCGATTGGCCCTGGCTATGTTTGATGCTTTACAGAAGCACTCGAACCAGTCGCATATGTCTTTGAAAGGATGGATGGTGCGTACTACATCTGGGTTTCATCTCTTACTGCTGAAGGATGGTATACGGCATGATTTCATGACAACTATCCGGAACGTAGTATTTGAAGAGAGGCTGTTCAGCGGATTACCTGAGCCCTTCTCTACCCCAGAGCGGGGTTGCCTTACTATGGATGAAGTGTGTAATCATCGCCTTGCGTTACTTGAAGGGAATTCCGTGGCAATATCTTTTGCCAATGGCAGGGATGTTCGCCCTCATAAGGTGTACCCGTATGATCCTTCTCTGTGCAAGTGGGAGGTAGAGCCTAACAAAAACCGGATGCTTCCGTTGCCGGGTACATACCAACCCACTCACCATCGACTGGTGAAGCAGGGTCACCCACCTAAGTTCGTAGTAACATATGAGCAGTTACATGAATGAAGGGATGATTCTTCGATCAAGAAACTATCGCGCCAATGTAAAAAAGTGGATCAGCCTCCGACACAGGAGGCTGATTTTTTAGCTATGAGTGAATACATAACCGAAGACAAAAAGGGACGTAAGAAACTCGCCAAGGGTTACTTCAGCCCTTCCAGATTGAAGACATTGGAAGCCTGTCCATGGCAGTATGAACTGAAGTACAACCGGAAGATCTATCCATACGAACGGATCATTGAACCTCATAGTGAGTTAGGTAGCGCGATGCACTACTTCGCCGAACACTATGATGGGAGTGGTGACCCACGGAAGATATCTCTCCTGACTCACAACGCCAAGAACAAGTTTACCTTGGAAGAGGCCCAGCTGGAAGAACTGGATGTCATGATTGACAATCTGGTCAACGGGATCTGGCCTTTGTTGGAAGGTAAGGGAGAACGAGAATTCTCTTTTACTCCTAAGAAGATTCAGACAGAGGTGAATATCAAAGGCGAGATAATGGTCCCGAGTAGCGATAAGCAATTTCGGGTAATGCCCCTCAACATGAAGATTGACCGATTGGTCACCACCGAAGATAATCGCCACATCATAATTGACTTCAAGAAAGGTCAGCCTAATACTCACCGGCATCTCTTTCAGGTGTTGTTCTATGCGGTTGCCTATTCTCAACGCTTCCGTGTCCTGATCCCCGACATAGAGATCTGGCTAATCTTCCCCAATGAAAAGAAGAACTGGATCCGTATCATCGATGGGGCGCAGGTACTGGAGCACGTACAAGACTTTGAAGAGGACCTTAAAGAGAAGTTTGACCTCATTGAACAGAAGGCCCCTTTCACCGAAGAGGATGCCCAACCCAGTTTCTTGTGTAACTTCTGTCCGTTTCACGCAACCGACCTCTGTCCAACCACTAAGATGTTGGAAGGGGCAAAGTATCCGGAGAACGCCGAACGCAAGTTTTACATAGGGAGTTATGTAAAGGGACGGCAAGTAAAGACTCCGGTGAACCCTGAGAAACAGCTTAACACACCTTCGTGGTGATTATATCTAATAAGGAGATCGTATGAAGAATACTAAAGTACCCATGAACAAGGTCGTGGTAGCCTCTCGTATTGGGGCTATTGAACGATTGATCAGTAGCAGTAGTAAAGTGGTTGCGGAGAACTGGAGCGAGATGTTCCAGTGGTATCGGGAGGCCACAAACATCGTATCAAGCTTTGATCAGGTTCTGCGGGAGATCCATGAAAGCGTAAAGAAGGGATCCCGTACATCGGAAAAGGCAGATCAATTGATCACGCGTCTAATCTCCAAGGATATCCAGATGCAAATACCCGACAAAGCCCCTTTCAAATATGAAGAGCTCTTTCCCGAGGTACCTCAGCAGGAAGATCCTCCTACCATCAAGCAGGCCGATGTCTTGGCTGCTTTGGGCATACTGAAGGTAGGGGATGATAAGAAGGCTTCCGTTACCGCTGATAAGCTGTGGGGTATGATCACAGACGACGAGGAGTAGTTTATGCCTCAACGAAACATAATTGTGATCGGGGATGCAATCCTCGATCACTATTGCTATGCCACTGTCTCGGACAAGGGCAACCCCGAGCAATTCACTGCGTCTTTATATGAGGTTAATGAGGAACAGTTTTACCCAGGTGGCGCAGCTAATGTAGCTGTGAATGCCGCAGCAGCAAATGAGTTTGCAAAGGTATACTTCTTGACCTTGGTGTCAGAATCTATTAGCGCATACGTATCTGAGGAAACCCAGGAGCAAATCTTCGATCGCGCCTTTGAGTCCGCCAACAATAAGCTAGGGTTCAACATCTCAATGCGTAAAGCTCAATCCCCTTCTATCCTAGGCTTTACCAAGAAAACCCGAATGTTCATCAATTGGGAAGGGGATGAATGGAAATACGTCCATCGTTTGGATCATGACGCTCAGTGTGCTCGCATTCCCGTATGGCCCCAAATGTTCATGGATCAGTTTGAGACTATTCTCAAACATACCCCCTCTTCCGATGAGAAGGAAACCATTGTCGTAATCTCAGACTATGACAAGGGCGCTGTCCCTTACCCCATGGAAGTTATTTCCATGGCAAAGAAGTATGGATGTGAAGTTATCGTCGACGGGAAGAAGCCTTGGAACAAATACCTCAACTCTGACATACTCAAGGTCAACTTACGAGAGTTGAATGAACAGTTTCAGCGGATGCAACGAGCACATTTGTTCCTAATGGATGAGGAAACAGAGAAGCTGGAACTGGATGATGCAGAAGGGGAGTGGGCTTTTATATGTCCGTCTAATCTAAAGTTGGTCCATCTAAACTCTTATAGCGCCTCTGAAACTGAGGCCGTGGAGAAGTCTCTTCGAGACAGAGTACTGTACCTGATGATGAAAGAGGCACGAGTAGAGGACCTAATAATCACTATGGGTAATCGAGGAGTCTTCTATATCTCATCGCGGCCTCTCGGAGGAAAAGCGGCATATTTCCCAGCGTCGGAACCTGAGGTAGTTAGGGACCCCTCTGGAGCAGGAGATTCCTTCACAGCTGGATTTGCTGTCAAGCGCCTACAGGGTGAAGATATGAACTCTGCAATCAAGTATGGAATGAGCCTCGGGAGAAGGGCGGTATCCTATAGAGGGATCTGGCGCACAGGAATAAGCACTGTACCAACCAGAACCCAAGATCCGGTAGGGGCAAGGGAATCCGCTGAAACCAAGGAGAACGTTCAAAGGTGCATTAGGGCTTTCCCTCCGACCACTACCATACTCTTCACCAATGGATGCTTTGATGGATTACATCCGGGCCACATTCGGCTGTTCAAGAAGATTAAGGCCAAGTATCCTCATGCGGCCGTTGTAGTGGGCTTGAACAGTGATATCTCTTATGAAAAGGTAAAGGGTCATAAGCCCACCTATTCTGAGGAACATCGTAAAGAGGCTCTGGAGGCGTTGAAACAAGTCGACTGTGTAATCATCTATGACAACGAAACGCCTTTAGAAATCATTGAACACCTCTCTCCAAACATCTTAGTTAAGGGAGGGGACTACACATCCCATGACCAGATAGTGGGCAGTGATTTTATGAAGAAGGTTCAAGGGATAACTGACATCATTCCCCTGGATGAAGACACCGCCCATTATGGGTCTTCAGGCCCTAAGGTGGCTAAGGAGTAAGTTATGGATGTATATGGGACTGAGTACCACGAAGAATTAAGAGACTGGATTGACATAGCAGCAACCAAGCTCAAGATAATCAAGACCCCTGCTATCGTCGTTACAGGCGCCGGAGGGTTCATAGGGAGCAATGTGGTTAGGTCTCTATTGGATGCTGGAATCAAGGTTGTAGCAATTGATGATCTATCGTCCGAACGCATCCAAGAAACCTTAATGGAATTCCCTCAATTGGAGAAGGTGTTCGATCTTCAAGATGTCATACACCTGTCACATGAAGAGCTAGCATCTTATCTTGAACCCTTTGCTGGTGTTATCCACTTAGGGGCAAACTCCAGCATTGCAGACTCTCGCAATCCCCAATTGCGAAAAGACATCTTCCACCGCAACTACATATTCACGCGTAATATGTATTGGGCTACAATGGATAGTGTGTTTCCTTCTGGGGCAACTACCTTTCGCCCTTCTTTCGTGTTCGCGAGTTCAGCTGCCGTATATGGATCCGATCCTTCCAACTTCGATAGGATTCAAGAAGAACGTGACATTAACCCTTCTACTTGGTATGGGTGGACAAAGAGTCAAGCGGAACAAGCTCTCAATACCTGGCCTCCACTACGGATGAATGTTGAATCACCGGTAAAGGTAACCATCCTTCGCCCCTATAACGTATTCGGTCCGGGAGATGAGCGGAAGCCGAAGGAGTCTCAAAGCTTCATCACTCGATGTATCATCGATTGGTATCACCATTCTAAGCCTTTGGTATTTCATCATCCAGATGGAAGACGTGCGGCGCGAGACTTTGTACCTGTCAGTCAAGTGGTACGAGCTGTTTTCGCGTCTCTCCTGCGACCAACAAAGGAGTCCATGCAGCCTGTTGTTGTTGATGTGGGGAATGGGGATACTTGGGATCTATTGACCTTAGCTCGAAGAATAGGTCAGATGATGGTGACCTATGATTGGATACGAGATATTGATGAGGAGACAATCGCCCATCATGAAAGCACCTCTACTCCTATGATCCCTACAATAGATGGAAAGATAATTCAAAACCCCACAAAGCTTCCTGGATTTCAATTCCGTACCGAGGCAGACCTTCACCCTATGAAAGAATACTTGGGGTTGTCCCGGTTACAGGAATGGGAATTTGAAAGAGAGCTCCACGAACAAATAAGGAGGGTCGTTTCTTATGTTGAAGACAGCCGACCATGAAATGTTGAATGAGTATGCTGGTCAGGTGCAAGAAGCCCTGAATGACATCTTCCTGCATGAGGACACCTTTGACAAGCTCCTGAAGATGGCCACTCTTATCCGAGAGGCTTTTTCTCGCGGGAACAAACTTATCATCATGGGTAATGGGGGCTCGGCGACGGATGCTGATCACATTGCTTCCGAATTTGTAGGTAAGTTCGGTCAACCTAAGCGTCAGGGGTATCCAGCTATAGCCCTAACAAATCCTGCTTTCCTTACCGCTTGGGCCAATGACTTCAATTACAATACTACGTTCTCTCGCGCCGTCAATGCTTACATTGCCGACGGAGATGTTGTATGGGTGTTGTCAACCTCCGGGAACTCACGCAACATCATTACCGCTATTGATTACTTACGGGCTCGTCAAGAGAAGACCTTCTCCGTTATAGGATTTCTGGGGTATGCCCTTAGATCCCCTGCCATGGATAATTCTTATCCAGGGGTTGACGTTAACATTCGTGTCCCGTTGTACCATCCATATATGACCTCACAGGAGGCGGAGGAGACAATGCTCACAGCAATCATTCAGGATGTACACCGAGTGCTGTACCATATGATTGTCATGCATGTCGATATGGAATTAGCCACTAAATCCTGAAAGGCAGGTATATTATAGACATGGAAAAGATCGAAGGACAGAAAGCCGAAATTGGCTCGCCAGGACTTGGGCAGAAGCCTAAAGCAGAGAACCAGGAGAAGCAGGAGAAGCCGGCTGACAAGAAAGAGCAGCCCAAAAAGCAGACCCTGCGATTTATGACCAGATCACGCCATGGCAACAAGGTTCGAGTAATCGGACCTAACGATCCTCCTAATCGCCATGAGCGGCGTCGTCGCGATGCGACCATGCTCCGGAAACCACGGGTAAACAAAGGCCCGAAATCGCAAAGAGCGAACACGCCCGGGGCATTCGGTCGACAAGGACGTGTGTAACCTCCCACACTGGTAGAGAGGTGATTCCGCAGCGGCCCCAGAGAAATCTGGGGCTTTTTTATGCTCTCAGGGGTGGATTTCTTGGTTGGGCGGGGGTATAATTAAGACATACTACAGGAAAGGAGAGACAAGATGGGTAGGCAATTGAAGACGGAGAAGCAGAGAGAGAAGCTGTTGGCAGCGTTATATGGTATCCAAGGAATCACCGAAAAATTAAAAGGTATGGCGTTGCGATATTTTGCGGCTGAGGAGCTTATTGCACTATTTTCACGAAACCTTCTGTTTGATTCACAAGGGTTTGTTACGCACAAGGAAATGCAAGCGTTTTCGCGCGCACTTTACAATGAGCTTATATTACCCATAACAGGTATCAAGTGGTCCTCGTGCACGTGTCTAGTTACAGACGAGATGTTTGGGCGAACCTATATAGCTGGCATAATCGTGAGGTTTTTTGATCAGGGGTATACACCGGAACAGGTAAGAGAATGGTTTGAACACAATGTCTATCGATATAAATGCAAAGTACCCTCGACATTCAATCAACTGATCAGCAAGGGAGAAGGGGATATAGCTATACAGCGAAAACTCATCGAAGGGGCTTTTGAATCTGAAGATGCTTTCCTTCGCGCATACAAAGAGGAATTACGGAAGTTTTATATTAGATGGGCGGAAGAGCTCCGTGCCATCGCCTGATTATGTATATTATCGTTAGGAGACCATCTACATGTATCCACTGAAGATCCAACAAATGATACAACGTTACGGGTACCACGATGCTCACAACATGCTGCGAGGTGAGCCGTGGAATATCGAAATCAAGCAAGAGGAATTTGCGGGGGAGATCCTGTACCTGTACAAGTACAACCAGATCTCCACTGACTTCTCTCAGCCTGAGAGTAGAGAGGCCCGTGGGTTGATACTCTTTCGACGGCACAATGACAGAGGCATACCACAGCCTGACATCGCCAACATTGGGTTCGACAAGTTCTTTAACTTCAATGAGCCCAACGCCGATCCCATTGACTTCCGCAAGGCCTACATCTTGGAGAAGGTTGACGGGTCCATCATCAAGATCACTCGTATAGGGAATGACTTGCTCATCTCTACCAACGGGTCGATCAACGCAATGAACACCGATCTACCTTTTCCTTCCAAGGAGTATAAGACCTTTGGCCAGCTGGTGAAGGATCACATTAGGCAGGCGGAGTTCGAGGGCGGCTTTGAAGAGGGGATGTCTTATATCTTCGAGCTGGTTGGTCCGCATAACCGAGTGGTGGTTCCCTATCCCAAGGATGCCCTATATTTCTTGGGCGCACGGAGCAAGGAGACCGGCCGGGAGTACCTCCCCAGTGAGACCCCTTACTTCCTAAGTGAGTTTCGTACACCGAAGGTCTTCACCCATCCGAACAAGAGTTCAAGTGAGGAAGTGCAGAGGGTGCTGGAGCAGATCTGCACCACTTTAGATTGGACTCAGGAAGGGTTTGTTCTGTTGGAACCCTCGGATGAGGGTAAGTTTACTCGGGTGAAGATGAAGGGTGCCGACTACCTTGTGGCTCATCGGCTGCGCGGGGAAACAACTCCCACACCTCGGCGAATCTTGGACATGATCCTAACCGAGTGCGACGATGACTTCATTAGCTACTTCCCCGAGTACCGAGACATGGTGTACGAGGTAAAGGACAAGCTCCGAGGGTTGATTGAAGAGATCACCATTGACGTCAGGACAATCATCGATGAGGGTTGGGACAAAGTTGAACGAAAGACTTTCGCTAACCAGTTCGCCAAGAAGCGAATCGCACCGGCTATTCTGTTTGCCATACGAGACAAGATAGAGGCCGGGGAGAAGCTCTCTTCGTGGGACAACCCTAACAAGGTCCAGGAGCTACTTGTAAACAAGTTGTCCAATGACAAGATTCTTTCTCTCATGGACAAGCTCGCCGACGAAGGATTGATATAGGAGACCGATATGCGAAACTTGAGCATAACCACTGATCGCTTTCCCGTGCAAATAACTGCACGGGATGGTCTTTGGGAATTGAAAGACGTTGCTGTAATTGATTTAGGCAGCGTACCTAAGTATGAACCTTCTGTTTTGGATTTGCAGGAGGCTCCAGGGATCACTTACATAAAGACCAGTGACATGCTTGCTATGCTTCGCGTGGAAGTCGATCACTTCGTAACCCTCCTACAACGGGTGGTGACAAACATCTGGGATGATCCATATGGACCGCCTTGGGGAGTGCTTGCGGGCACATACCCTTACTATGACATGTGTGTGCATCCTTTTTCCGAGTCCTATCCTTATCATAAAGGACTAGGTAACCCCATCCCCATCGACATTGAAAGTGGGAAGGAGCCCTATGTCACCGCGCTCGCTCGGCATAGTATGTTCGTACCTAAGAACTCGATCTTCGGGATCGATGTGCTCAACGGGGAGGCTGATTTTTTCGGTATAGCTCAATCCTTCGGTATGTGGTGGACCAGTGTTCTTAATCATGAGGATGTAGGTCATTGGCCATTGGATCTGAGGGATAGTTTACATGATGATCCGGATTACCAACGGATCACGCTCACACAAGGAGAAGGATGGCCATGATAGCACATCAGGAAGTATTTGTATTTTGCGCGGAGCCTGGGGATAAGACAGGAATGGGTACGCATGCGCGTATTGGAGCGGTGGAACTATTGGGGGCGTTTGGGGATGACGAATTCATCGCTAATGCTGCTCGTACGTCTTTCAACAAGGAATCGACAGATACCGAGCGCAACCGAAAGCTCATTCACTACCTGTACCGGAACAAGCACACATCTCCATTGGAAATGGGTAACATTACCTTCCGGATAACCGCTCCCATCTTTGTGGCACGTCAATGGGTACGTCATCGAACTGCGAAGATGAATGAGGTCTCTCGACGATACGTGGATTCGGAGCCTCATTTTTATATCCCTGACTCTTACCGAGCACGACCGGAAAAGAGTGTCAAACAGGGAAGCGATCCGTACGCCGCAGTATCTAAATCCGATGTCCTAAGAGCGGATGTGATAGAGCTGTATGATGAGGCCCTGCGCATCTACGACAAGATGATCGAAGAAGGGGTGGCACCGGAACTTGCGCGTATGCATCTTCCCTTGTCAACCTATACTACATGGGTGTGGCAGATGGATTTGCACAACCTCTTTCACTTCTTAAAGCTTCGGGAAGACTCCCACGCTCAGGCAGAGATCAGGGAATTCGCTCATACCATTCATGACATGATCAATGCCCATCTTCCGCAGTTTAGTGCTGCAATGGAAGTCTTCGAAGACATGCAAGGGCTGGAGGAAGCTGTACGTACCGCGGCAAACGTATATAAGGACGATCTCTCCGAACTTGAGATGGCAATCCTGGATATAGCAAAAGACAAGGAGTTAGAAAATGCCGAATGAAAACAGAGCCTTAGCTACCATTGAAACGGTTCTCGACGTTGGTCCTATTGAAGGGGCCAACAAGATCGAGGTCGCCAAAATCCGAGGATGGAAGTGTGTAGTCCGTAAGGGCCAGTTCAAACCCGGGGACAAGTGCGTCTTCTTTGAAGTGGATTCCGTACTGCCGGTTGATGATCGTTTCACATTCCTGAAAGACTCCTGGAATGAGCGGGTGCAGGGGTATCGCCTCAAAACTCGGAAGCTTCGTGGTCAGATCTCACAGGGACTTGCTCTGCCCATTTCAGAGTTTCCGGAAATTGAGTATGGTGTTAAAGATGGAACACTGCCACCAGGTACCGACGTCACTGACCTTCTGGAGGTGAAACTGTATCAGTCACCCGATGAAGGGAAACCAGCAGGGGAACCTAAGAAGAATGACTTCCCGGGCTTCATCCCGAAGACAGATGAGGAACGGGTACAAAACGTTAACGTCAAGAAATTCGTTGAGACGTTGGCGGAAGTATACTCCTATGATGCTACCGCCTATCTCACGTCTTCACAGAACATCGACATGGTAGACCTCCTGTTGGACCAAGGTAAACACATGGTGAAGGGTGGTCCCTTCAGTGAGGATCCCATGACTCCAGGTCTTGTCACCTACGTCTCCGAGAAGGTCGATGGTACCTCATTCACAGTATACATCCGAGATGGGGTGTGGGGTATGTGTTCTCGCAATAGAGAATTGGTATACCAGGATGGAGATACAGAGCACCGGTACTCCGGGGTGGTTACTGAGAACGACCTGAAGAACCAGATGCTTCGTTATGCCGAGCAGTATGATGATATGCCGAAGTTGAAGCAGGCTGGATTCCCTAAGAACCTAGCCCTTCAGGGAGAGATCGTAGGACCGGGTATCCAGAAGAACGTATACGGTCTTCATGAACCACACTTCTTGATCTACTCGGTGTTTGACATCGATACTCAGACTCATGTGGCAGTAGACACTATGATCCAAGTAGCAAACCACTTTGGATTGGAAACCTGTCCCTTCCGGGCTGTAATACCAACACCCTTTGTGGTACACCAGCTACTCAAAGATCGGGATGAATTCCAGAAGGCCTTTGGACCTCAGTCGGAGGACGACCTGGTAAAGGCAGGAATGAGAAGCGAACGGTCGTTCTTCTCGGCCCTAAATGATGTTGCCCCGGAAGGTGAAGTGTACCGTCCCTTCTGGAGTATCCCGCGTGACAAGAAGAGCCAATTGACCTTCAAAATCGTAAACGCGGAGTACTTACTCTCCTCGGAATAAACACTGGTTGTCACTAATTGTTATCTGTCCCCCTCGTTAAGAGGGGGCTGTTATATTATTCCCGCAACACCAAGGACAATGTTCTTGTGGGAGGGGTAACATGTCAGTACAACTACATTCTTTCTCGGATGAATCATTCCTGAGAGAGAACACCACCGTCTATCGTATTTATCAGTACATGGACCAAGGGATCACCTACCTATGTGTGACTTGTCATCAACCTTTTACCGGCTCTCAGGAATACGTCATAGCTCAAGGGTTTTCACACATACATACTCTATGTGAATACCTACGGCAGAAGGGAGTTGTGTCAACTTGTTTGGACAAGCTTTCTGCTTAATCCCCATTTTGTTGTGATTTCTGTATATTATAGTCGGAAAGAATTATGCGAACAGTGAAGTTTATATTCCCTGTCGGGCTACCGGCCAGCGGAAAGAGTACGTGGGTGAGAGAAGAAGTAAGCAGGCTCAGTAACGAAGAAGGAGTGGCCTGTAAGATATACAGCTACGATTTGTATCGTAAGCAGGTACCTTACAGGGACATGACTGACATCCAGAAGCGCGAGAACCTGATCAAGGAGCAGCTTCGGACTGATCTTCGGAACCTACTCGCAGCCTACGGGCGTAAGGACGTGCTTGCGGATGCACATACCTTCTACATCTTCATCGACAACACCAACTTGAGTGAAAAGTCGGTGAGCAAGCTAACTCACTTTATCAACACCACATGCGAGGAGTTGCAAAAGGAAGCAGAGGATCCGTGGCAGCATTGCTTCGAGTTCAATTGGTCCTTCTTGGATGTTGATCTGCATACCTGCCTCATTCGTGATGAGGAGCGTGAGGGGCGCGTAGGCCCGAAGGTAATCCTTCGTATGTACAACCAGCATGTGACCAAGATAAAGCGTGGGGACATCGATGCCAAGCGTAAGGCTTTTGCCCAGCAACTATGGTGGGCGAAGTTCGATGCCCCGGCTCATGCCAAGCATACGATCGTGGTTGACATCGACGGAACCTTAGCCCTCATGGGCAATCGTTCCCCTTACGATGGGTCTAAGTACTACGGGGACAAGGTCAACCATCCGGTTGCTCATCTCGTGGAAAACTGGGTGGCAGGGCAGATAATGCAAGGGCTCAACGCTCACGTGGTATTCCTTTCCGGCCGAGAGGCCACGGAAGAAGGTGTACGTGGGACTCGTCAGTGGCTGGAGGATTTCTTCTTACCCCAGATCTGGGCAGTGGAAGAAGAGGGGGAATTCCGGAAGGAAGATCATCCTGAGTATCCTCGGTACGGTGAGTTCACTTGGGAGCTGCACATGCGGAACGAAGGTGATCATCGCCCCGACAACGTGGTGAAGGAAGAGATGTTCGATGGGTTAGGTATCTGGCCCTCGGAGGATCTTGAGTACGTTCTGTACTTCATTCTGGATGACCGAGACCAGGTCGTCAACATGTGGAGGAGCAAGGGACTGCCGTGCTTCCAGGTGGGTCCAGGTAACTTCTAATGTCCGATCAGTATAAAGACATGCTCGCCAGGTTCGTAAGGAAAACCAATAAGGTAACCGCGACCTGGCGGCACCAACACTCAACATCAGCAATCAAAGATAAAGACATGGCCCAGTTGTACGAGTTGCAGCTTGAGGCCGAATGTCTGCTTAAACAAGGAGATATGAATGAAGCAGCTTCTGATAACTGGGCTTGTGGTGGTTACTCTGGGACTTGTGGTAACCCTAACCGTAATTCTTCTTCATGTGGATGAACTATACGAAACCTTGGCCCTGACTGAGCAACACTTAATGGAGGCCTCGGAACAGCTAACTGAGTACGAACAGCGGGGTGGTGTAGAGGTAGCCTTCAACCCAGATGTACCTGAGGCCGTCATTGGATTCCCTATTCACCCGGATGACTTTCTAAGGTACACCTCCCCTTTCGGATTACGACGAAGTCCTTTCTTTGGGGTTGAAGTCCATCACACCGGAGTTGATATTGCCACCATTTGGAAGGCCCAGGTAGTAGCGGTGGCCGATGGCGTTGTCAAAGAACATTGGCCGGCGCCAGGCAACTATGGTGGCACAGAGTTTCGGGGGCATAGTGTGTATGGTGGCATGGTGCTGATTGATCATGGAGAGTTTGAATCGCTGTACGCGCACTTGGATACTACACGAGTGCGTACAGGTACGGAGCTGGAAGAGGGTGATGTAATAGGTAGGGTAGGCAATACCGGCCGTACCACTGGCGCGCACTTACACTTCGAGCTACACGTACAAGAGGAACGGGTTAACCCTCTTCTGTACATGAAAGAAATTGAAGAGAGGTGAGTCTATGGAAGACTACCGCGATGCCCAGCATATGGGGTGGTATATTTTCTTCGTTCTGGTCATAGGCATCTTCCTTGCTGCTATCATGGTAATAGGTGATCGATCGCATGAACGAGTGATATTAGAGAACCGATTGATTAAGGCCAACAACACCATTTACGAACAGGAAATGGAGTTGATGCGATGGCGCGCCTTAGAAGGTGGGGAGATCTCCGCCCATGAAATGGAGTGGGAACACAGGGACGATCAGTACATCGTTCAAATCCTATATTACTTTCGGTCTCGCGCTGAAGCGGATGATTTTTTAGGTACAATAGCCCCAGTGGTCGATCCGCAGGAGTAAGAATATGCAACGGTTCGTTTTCTTAGACATTGATGGAGTACTCAATTCCGCACAAACAGCCATCGACAAAAGGAAGGAGATCAATCAGTCTGATTGGCCTGCCTCCTATCAAAATTACTTCAGTCGAGTGGCGTTTGACATTCCTTCCCCCAACAAGCTGCAGGACCTTAATTGGTTGCATAATCACTTCCTACCTGAAGAGGTACATTACGTGTTAACCTCCACTTGGCGCCTATGCACCCCTCTTAGAGACATACGCATGCTGTTTTACGCTTCAGGGTTTACAGGAATGCTTACATACATGACTCCTGTATTACGAGGGCGAATGCGTGGAGGGGAAATCAGGCAGTTCCTGTGGAGGGCCGTACTGCCCCAAGATGAATACTCCTTCGTTATTATCGATGATGAGAGTGACATGGGGCCGTTAGCAGATAGACTAATTCAAGTGGATAACCAGATAGGTCTTGAACCATGGCACGTTAGCGCGGCCATAGCAATGCTTTCAAAGCCAGTGGAGAAGAAGACATGGGTCTCCGAGTAATAGTAACAGGCGGCAGGGACTACCAAAACCCCAGCAGGGTATTCAAGGTGTTGGATGAGATTCACCGGACCGAAGGTATAAGGGTAGTGGTCCATGGCGCCTGTCCAAGAGGGGTAGATACCTATGCTCACCTGTGGGCAATGAAGAATCAAGTACACATTGAACCTCACCCAGGTGAATGGAACAAGTATGGGAAAGGCGCCGGACATAAGCGTAACCGACTTATGGCCCAGTTAGGCGCAGATCTGTGTGTGGTGTTCCCCGGAGGTAGAGGAACACAGAACATGCTTGGGAATGCTATCGAGCATAATATACCTTATAGGATTGTATCAGATGAGTAGAACATTCGTATGTGGAGACACCCACAACACCATAGACATACAGAAACTCAGGGCTTTCGCCGAAGAAGAAGGAAAGAACCTCAGCAAAGAAGACTATGTTATCATCGCAGGAGACTTCGGTGGCATCTGGAACAACTATAGTGATATACGCGAAAAGGAGCTCCTACGAGAGTATAATGGGTTTCCATGGACTACCCTATTCATTGATGGCAATCATGAAAACTTCGACCGATTGTTCAGCCCCGAGTTCCCAGTGAGATACCACCCAGACCTCAAAGGCAACGTTTCTCGAATCTCAGAGAGCGTGTTCCGATTGCGGCGAGGGCATGTGTACCAGATCAATGGCAATACCATCTTCACAATGGGTGGTGGAGTGTCAATGGATAAGGGTAACCGAGCTGCCCATATCTCTTGGTGGGCTCAAGAACTACCCACAGCAGGTGACTATATCCAAGGATTGGATAACCTCAAGTTTGCCCCCGCCCCCATCGATTTCGTGATCTCTCATACGTGTCCGGAGAAGGTGTATCAGCGAATGTTGGTTACAGATCTTCGTGGGTTTAACTTACACATGGCATCATCTCGGGCAAGCGAAGATGAACGTAACCTACGAGGTTTTTTGGACGAGGTTGATACTCTTACCCGAGAGTCTCGTATCGGTTGGTATTTTGGGCATTTTCATACAGATCAAGTTTATGAGATCGATGGACATTATTACCACTGTCTCTACAACAGAGCGCCTATGGAAATCAGCAAGTGGAATGATGTACTCAGTCCGTTGACTGATTAAAAAGACACCTCATCCATCAGTCGATCTGTGGCTGATGGATCTACATCCGATTCACCGATCAAGTTATTAGACCCTAAGGATTCATCGTACACAGGTAGAATCTCCCCATACTCTCCGTGGAACCGATAAGCCAGTTCTTGTCCTACCTCACCTTGGTTCTGCTTCAACACTTGAGCGTACATAATGTCTTCCATGGCCTCTGTTTCTTCTGTCCCTGGTAGGTACCTGAGGGCATAGTAGTAAGGACGCCACACACTCAACACAGCTCGTGCCCTCTCGCCTAATGCCGCGCTATTCTTCACGTCATTCAATGTAGGACGTGTCTTACGGAGGTCTGCTACCTCCTGTATGTCTACGGTATCGGCGTTACGGTTGAACTGAGCTGTGTCAATGAAACACACATTCTGCATCTTGGCTATGGCATTCTGTTGGTTGGCAGCAGCCTCATAGTTGTTAGCCAGAGAGTAACCCTTCTGGCCCTGCATGAAGTCTTTAACCATAGTGACGAGGTCGATCCCCACAATAATCCGCTGCTCCCAAGGTATTTGATGCTTACTTCGATACTCACCTATGATGGCGTTGATGTCAGCCAACGAAAGAGATGGATCCTCTACAATCTCCACCATCCCGTTGTTGGATAGATACTCCACCTCGGGTTTGAGCTTACGGCGTAGGTTAACCAACTTCTCTGCATCATACCAATCCTGAATAGGAGTCTTGGTACGAAGAGCGGCCAATCGATCTATGGTAGAGATCATGTCCATTTCAAGAGTAATGTAGATGGCGGGAATCCCTAAATCGATAAACCCATTCATCAGGTTGAGCATGTATAGAGACTTACCACTACCCGTGGAACCGGCGATCAATATTATCTGTCCTCCGGCGGTCTTTCTCACCAAGGCTCTATCCAACAGTAGATCCCCACTAGCGGCTATCTTACCTGCGGCTCTTTCGGTAAGCTCTTTGTCATATCGTTCCAGAGCCTCACTCATAGTGATGAGCGGTGAACCACTCCTATTCATGGCTTCTGTCTGAGCCTCAACCAGTCCTTTGCTTACCTTGTCAAAGTATTTCTGGTCAGGGACAGAGGGCTGAGCCATGAACTCCAGAGTCTCTTCGACCTTCTTGTAGATGCGTGCACGAGTCTCACTTGCTGAGAGATCCCTTTTGAGGATCTCCAGATCCCCTTCATTGAAGGTATAGTCTTCTTGTCCGGAGAAGAGAAGGTTCTTTATCTCAGGTAGGGATAGCTTGCTATCTTTCTTGTTTGCAGCTTGAGCAATGCTTGAGGCATCAACGGTAGCGTTTTCCCCTAACAACTCATGGATTGACTCATACAATATCCGAGCTGTCTTATGGATGAACATGGAAGGACGGAACTCATGACGTCGAGCTGGGAACTGCATCATGTAACGCAGCGCGCGCGTTTCGGCTAATACCAAGTAGGTTTCGTTATCTCTTCTGTTTTGCTGAGCCAAGAGCTCCTCCTATGCGAAGATGTCTTTCACATCAAAATCATTCTTTAGCTTCATGTAGTTGTCTTTGAAGTCCAACTCCCCATTCACCTGTTTGATCGTTCGGTCAAGCAGGTCTCGTAGGGCGCTGAAGTTGTTATCGATTCCGCTTATGGGAATGTTCGACACAAAGATGATAGGCTTACCTTGCTTGTCTATTCTGGTGCGAATGAATTCGTCCAAGAAAGGTATCTGGTAGTTACTCTTGTACAAGGTCATCTTAGTCAGATCGAAGCTCTCATCTATAATAAGTACCTTGCACTCTCTAGCGCGCTGCAGGATGTTCTTGCGTTCGTTCTTGATTTCAGGATCCTCATCAGCTCTATCGTACATGTCTTCCACCAAAGCGTTGGTGAGTGTTCTCATGAGAATGTAATACACATCGATGCCGTAATCCCTGATTAGGGCCATACCAGCCCAACGTGCTAATGTAGTCTTCTGAGTCCCGTAGGGGCCTCTGAGGTAAAGACTTTGTTGCCAGTACTTCTCAGGAAACGCCCCCACGTATATCATTAGCTTGGTAACGCTGTCCCAAGAATTCTTCCCAACATAATCTTCTTTCGGATCATAGGTAAGAATAGCGGGTGGAAGGTTACCCTTCTTCACCGCCAGATAGGTCTCTACCTTCTTGCTGTATGCCACGTAACACTCGCAAGGTACCAAGATGCGGTACTTGGTTCCATTGTCTTCGATTACCTTAGTCATGTAGCCCGGAGAATTCCCTCCAGCGCATTTCCTACATGGCATGAATTGGGGTAACCCCGTGTTAGTATTGTCAAACGCCATATCCACCTCTACTAATTAGCAGCATGAGAGACCTAGGTCTTTCCCTTCAATATATAATCACAGCATACATTGGAGATCTCGGCATTGTTGTATGGTAGTCACACTGGTTACCTAGGCATGCAAGGTTTATCCCAGGTTGACGGCGGGTTCAACTCCTGTCCTGCGTTGTAAAGCGCATCCAGCCCAGGGTTATCATACGCAATCAACGTATGCGCTGACTAGGGAGCAGTAAGTGGTGCGTCCGAGACCCTCCTCTATATAATCATCAGTGGTCCTCAATTGAGGGCCACTTTTTTGTTTTTTGTGCCCCACCTTAGCCTAGGGGTTGTATATTATTATCATGAGCAACGGAAAAACAGTCGAAAGAATCAGTGACTTGTACGTCGGAGACATTGTTCGCCACAAGGCCCGGAAGACCCTGAATTTCAAGATCACCAAGCGCCTTGGTCGAACGAGCCTTGCGATGCAGCGCTGTGACATGGCTGGCAACGTCGATAGCCGCTACAAAGGATATCGAATCGGTCCGTCGGATGTTTCCAAGGGGTATATTACCCTGGTGAAGAAGGTGGATGAAACTTCCGCCCCTGAGATCGAATTCACCGAAGCTCCGGTGAAGAAGCAGGTAACCCAGGGTGTGACTGTTGACCAGCTGGAAGAGAAGGACATCCTTCGTTCCCACGTCAACATCATCGCCGAATTCCGACGCCTTGAGGCGCAGCTTTCCCCGGAGAACCTCACCTGCGATGGTGAAGCTTCGGCCAATCAGGTCGCGTTCCTTAAGAAGCAGATCATGGATAAGTGGGCCCTTCTCGAGGCTTACGTCGGCCAGAAGGTGGAGCCGGTAGTATAATAAAGGGGTGGGGCAACCCACCCTTTTTTGTTCTTACTAACTTAACACAGGGGAGTTTTATGAGTCGCATAGAATACAAAGTCGCCAATAGGGGTAGTTGGCATAACGCCGATGGATCGGAAGATGTGCCATATGAAGCCCTTCGGAAGGTAATGATCCACCGAACGTTGGCTACGTATACAAACGAAAATGTTCAGATACACCTCGATTATCATACATTCGCCGGAGAACCGGTTTGGTACCCAATCACCGTTAGTGTGTATGAGTATGAACCGGGTATAGGCACCCGGGTAAAGAAAATGCCCACTGAACACCAAGGGTTTACCTCGTTGGATGCGGGTGTAGAAGCCTTCAATCTTGTGAAGAGGAAGTATGATGGGTAATACTCAAGATTATGAAGTGATGACAATCAATGAACTTGGCAATAAGGTCGTCAGAACCTCATACCAAGGCCTTCATGTACGAGTAGAGTTTCGCAGGGCCTCTGTTAAGGACGTTAATTCGTACTTCGTTGTAGATACATCTATATATGGAAAAGATGGGGAGGCGGGGTCAGAAATCACGTGGATGTTTGCCGCTGATGCCCTGATGGAGATTATAGGGTATATCCGGCAAAGGTTTGACATTTGGTAGCCCCATGTTAACGTTACCGGTTGTATATTATAGGCAGGGAGATTAACAATGGCTAGTAAATGGCACCAGATGACCGACGAAGAGAAAAAGGCTCACATGGAAAAGGCCAAGGAATATCGGTACGCCCGCAAGGCGAAAGCGCTTGGCATTACCGTGGAGGAGTACAAGGAGCGGCTCAATGAGCGCGCTGCTGGTAAGAAGGTCAAGCTCAAGAGCGGTCGTAAGAAGCTGAATCCTGCCTACCGCGCCAGCCTGGATAATATCCTGGAGAAGGATTACCGGATCAACAAGCGCGGCCTGAAGAAGAACAAGGGGCAGATTGATCAGGGGGTTACCGTCAACCGTGGTGATGGTTCGATGACGGTTATGTTCCGGAAGGGTAACCTTGTACTGGCTTCCCTGTACAAAGAACCGCTTAACAACGGAGAAGATCGAGAGAAGGGTGTTGTCGCACCGGTGTTCTTCATTGACACGGAAAGCGGCAAGATGAAGCGCCTCAATCGTGAGACAGACGTGAAGAAGGGCCGCAAGGTCCAGGGCCCCGAAGACATCAAGTGGCCCAAAACGGTGTAACCCCGTTACACCATCCCGCCTCGCCCTCCCACCCTGGGAGGGCTTTTTTATGCACTAACTATCATGATTACAGAGCGCACCCAACCTCGTGATGTTATCACCGATGAGCAATTAGCGCAGGTAGAGAAATACATAGATCGCCTGTACGACAACCTAGGGTTAGACGTGGAGTTTAGTAAGCATTTCAAACAAAGGGTGCGAGATGAGCGCAACATACGACCTATAACCGCGGCCGAGCTTGTGCGTCTGTTCAAGCAGGTATATAAGCGATATGGTAAGAAGATCGCCCAACTCACTGATGAGGCGGAGATGGTCTTGCGTGACATGAAGACAGATATCAATGTACCAGTGGCCTTGAACGTTGATGAAAATGGTGATGTTCACATGATGGCTGGTAAGACTATCATGCGTAAGGATGACTTCCGTACATCCAATCCTGTGTTGGCTGTGGAGAACGTACATCGGTCACTAATTAACATGCCAGTACCAAACCCAAGAGACAATGAATCCCAGCAAGACTTCCACTCACGTTGTATGAGTAAACTCGTTGGGGACGAAGACTACGATCAAGACCAAGCGAATGCTATCTGCTACGGCAAGTGGGAGGAAAGCGTGACACGTAATAACCCGAAATCAATCCTGGAGAAGATTTCCCCACAGCGAAACCTGGAAGAGGGTATCAACTCCGATACCGTGTCCAAGAAGTTCTTTGAGCAGCTGCTCGATACAATAGAGGCCTTGGAAGATGAAGAGGGCTTGGATGATGACGAACGATGTCGTCTAATGGCCCAGCTCATCAATGCCGAGGCTAAGAAATACATGAAGCCAGCTCAATGGAAGAAGGTTGTGGCTAAGCTCCATGACAAGCACAATGGAGGTGGGGAACAACCCCTGACTGAACCTGCTCCAGAAGGTGAACCTGCACCTACTGGTACTCCAGGTGGGTGGCCGTCACCTGTTTCACGTCCAGGACGATTTGAATCCAAGCGCGTGGAAGAGGTAGCCCCTGCGGTAGAATTCTTCACTGATCCTACAACCGGTAACGTACAAGCTCGCATGGCAGGTAAAACTCTCGATCTCAAGTCATTCGTACAGAAAGCAGGAGAGCATGAAGAGGTCGCCAATCTCATACGCGCCCTCCAGAATCGAATCGAAGGTGAGGGTTACCACCCCAAACAAGACTTCAAGCCCTTCATCAAGAAGTACCTGTATAAGAAGGACGAGAACCCAGATGTGATCGTTCGGAGTCATCCTGAGAAGGATACTATGACTGCGCAATTTGATGAGGACGAGATTGAAGGCGCAATGGAAGAAGACGAGTTCTTCGCATCCATTATGGGTGAGGCCAATAATACCGACGACCTGTCGGACAAATCCTTACTCGAGAAACTCAAGCAAGTATTGATAGACGAGTCCTAAGACTCGTCTATTTCCTCTTCCTGATTGTCCCACTTACTCAGGTCATGCTTCTCTTCGAAGGTCGGCATTGGTTCTAGACTCTTATCCGAATCTCCGAAGTAATAGTTAATCACTGACCCGAAGAAGGCACCCGTAAGAGCGGATACCAGGGCGATAACCACGTCCCGGTTACCACTTGGAATGTCACGTGTGAATAGGAAGAACATACATCCTATAACGATGACCGCAAGTATAGAAGCGAACACAATTCGTATATAAGACTTGCGGCGTGTAGACTGAGCATACATGTCCATCTTACGTTCAAGGAACTCCAACCGCTTCATTTCATAATGAATCCGAAGATCCAACAATTTTTCTTTCCACGTCTGTTCTGCCACGGGTTTTCTCCTTTAGTAATTAGTGTGCCCCATCTCTTTTGTGGGGCGTGTATATTATGAACATGACTAGGATCAATGTAAAGGTGTACGGATTGAAAGGCGCAGATGGAACGGGCCGGGTAATGCAGCTCCCCATCGATGCCACAATCATGGAGAGAGATTACAACCCCTGTTACGATCGGGTTGTTGTTCCCGATACCACGGATGAGGGGTTCGATCCTATCCAGCAGCTTATGCACTTCAACAAGATCGTCGGACCGATGTTTGACGGCGACTATTGGATTGATCCTTCGACGGGTGAAGAGCTGAAGGTCATGAATCGATATGAGACCATGGCCCTCAGCCATGAGCTGTCTATATAAGGAGTGAACGATGAGGTTCTTACTGTACCTTGCCATTTTTATTACCGTCCTTTTTGCAGTTGGATTCCGAGCGGGAATTCACGTACGGGTTGGGGGTGAGCAGGCCACCGAATACCGGATATCTTTTGATTCCGAGAACATCAATTGGGACTTTCTGAGCGACGTTCTGGACAACGTGGTCACCATTGAGCGCGGAGAGTAATCCACATAAAGTGGAGACACAACAACGGAGAAGGAGTGATTCTATAATCACGAGGAGAGAGTAATGGGGTTTACATTCGTTAACGCCTATAGGGATAAGACAGACTTCAACTTCGACGTAGGTCGAGAGAAGCTGGCGTTGTCCGATGGTACTCCCGTACATGCGGATGCGCTGTATCGGGAAGACACCGGAAAGGTCCTTTCGGTAGTGAGTCCATCTTATGCGGTGGTAACCCACAAAGAAGCTAACAACTTCGCCGAGGAACTGTTCCGCAAGTCCGGCCTGAACTTTGAAGAGGGCCATGTCGCGGTCGACCAAAAGGGCGCGCGCTTCTATCGAGAATTCCGATTCCCTGATATGAAGTTTGCCGGCACAGGTCAAAGCACGGCTGTGGACTATCAGGGGAATGCCGACGAGCATGTACCTACGGTTATCCTGCGTAATAGCTTCGATCGATCGAGCGCACTGGATTTCATGTTCGGTACCCTTCGGCTGGTATGTTCCAACGGAATGATGATCGGTGAGAAGGTTCACGCGATCAAGTATCGTCATACCAAGGAACCGGATTTTGCCCGCATGCGTAGTGAGCTTCTCGAAGGTTTGGAGAAGACCATCGAAGGCTTCAAGGCGCTGTATCAGGAACTCAACCACAAGCCGGGGCAGCCGTACATGGATCTCATGATTGCCAAGGGGATGATCAACCAGATGACCCTTCACATCATGGAGACGATGGTGCCGGGCCTTATTGACCCACCGGTGGTCAATCCGGATGGGAACATCGAAAAGGTTAACGTTCACCCTGATCTTTCGGCTTACGCCCTACTGCAGGTGGTAACCGAAATTATCACCCACCGATCGCGGAAGTATACCCGCGCGGTACAGGCCCAGAATCGCCTGACCAAGATCTTCAGAGTATAGGGTAACGTCACCAAAGTGTAAGGCCCCTTCGGGGGCCTTTTTTTGGCGCCTTTGCGCGTTGGCGCCTGATTTGGGTCCCTAAAAAGTTACAACGTATGTCCCCACATCTCTCCTTCGGTTGTATATTATTAGCAGGAGGATACGATGGGCGTATTCAAAGAAGAAGTAAACAAACTGGAGCAGCTTGAAAATCAGCAGACCCGGGTTTATCCGGATGCCTGCGACGTAGGTATTCCGGCCACCCTTGAAGTGAAGAACATCATGCGTCCGATAATCAAGACTCTTCTTGAGCTTGACGAATCACGGGTTGTTCACAAGGTTGACACCGAGTTTATCACCGAGCGTCAGTACAAGCTCGTTGTTTACTTTTCGCAGGAAGATGGAGTGGAGTTTGACGTTCTTTATCATGGAGACAAGAAGCACGAGTTCTTCTCCATCGAGAGCCGACGGGTGGGACCTCCGCAGCACATTAACACTTGGCAGACCCGTCCTCGCCAGCCGGTGAATCCTATGGCGGCGCTGTACAAGGAATCACACAACGTGAGCGATGAAGAGCTTCGCACGGGTTGAGTTTAACCAACATTTACTAAACCCTACCTTCGTGGTAGGGTTTTTTATGCTTGCGCTCCGTTACTTTGCCCTTGTCTTTCTTCTTGGCATACTTACGCAGCTGTTGTAAGAATGTAGGAACGTCAACCACTTCCACACTGCCTATCATGTCGTCTCTGTCGTAGCTGCCTTTATAGGCCTTCATAGCCTTCTTTTTAGAGTCGAACCCAATGAGACACTTGTCTTCGTCGTACTCTCGCGTGCCGGGCTTTACCTGATGCACCACGTATACGTTACTTGCGTTGTCGGGATTGGGGCCTAAGAAGACATCCAGATAGTCCCCATCAACGGCATCTAACCCATTGATATAGCCATAGTCGGCTTTGAGTTGAGTGCGCCACCTGTTACCATCTGGGTCAACCCCTTCTCGGTACGTACCGGCCTTATTCTCAATGTGTATAGGCAATCCATGCCACGTTGTCTTAGCTTGTATCTGGTGATCCCACTAATTAGTAACATCAGCAATACCCACGCGCCAGCGCGGTTTTGTATATTATCGAAAGGAGTAAACACGTCATGACAGATAAAACACCAGCCAATCAGCCTGGGTGGGCGGAGATAGTTGAAGACATTGAAGATTGCTATGAACTCTTCAATGACATCAAGGTTCGCCTGAAGGAACTTTACGGAAGACTTGGAATAGAAACTACGGGGGAGCTCGCCGGCAAGCGACAGCCTAAGATCGTTAAGAAGCTCTTTCACTTTCCTGGGGACATCACACCACCGATGCTTCGAACTCTTGCCCGTGAAGTAGAAGAGTTGGGCATGTTCACCACCGGAGGTGAAGAAGGCGACTAACGCGCAATTCACTAACAGATAATAACCCTACCAGTGGTAGGGTTTTTATTTGCCTGAGCATAAGAAACCCGCTCCCGGAGGAGCGGGTTATTTTTCCTACTTTACTCTAACTCGGCTTAGCCGTTGTTATTGTAGTAGTCAGCGTTCGGGAACAGCTGGATGAGGTTTCGGAACTTCATACGACCGAAATACTTCGGCTGTAGAACCTGATGGTCACCATAGTAGGCTACACCAGCTTCCTTGTAGAAGGTCTTCCTCTGCAGTGTACCTGTGCTGAAGAACGGAACGAGAACGCCGAATGCCGCAGCAACGTCTGCCTCGTTGTAATCGTTCTTCCAGAAGAGCACCAACTCGTCATCAGGGACAACGCTTGATGGTACCTTGAACACTGGAATTCCTGCTAGAGTACCGGCCTTGTGAGGTCCGATTTGTACCTGCGCACCTGCACTTGAGAAATCATCGTGCAATGTCAGATAACTGACAGCCGCCGGTCCACCGACGATGCGGCTTACGCCACCACGAAGAAGTTCGTTGTACATCATGTCACCGATACGCGCGAGTGCGTGGGTAACAAGCTGTGCGTGCTGGATGTACGTATCGTTGTACACCGATGCGCTTTCGTCGCCAGCTGCCTGTACCGAGAACGGACGTGCGTCCCAGTCCAGGAAGAATTCTGACTTGAGAGCTTCTTGTCGAGCAATCCGAACCGCCTTGATGTCGATCGCCTTTCGGATCTCTTCACCAACTGCCTGGTACAGCAGCTCTTCAACGCTAGCGTTGAAAGAAGAGCCTAAGATGATCTCACTCAAGTGAGTCCATGAAAGACCCATTGTGATCGGACGTGGCTGGAACTGATAAGACTCCATTCGGAGCTTGGCGTCACCAAGGTGCTCACCATCAATGTCCAACTCACTGTTGTACCGACCAACGAAGAAGTCAGGAGCCCAATCAGAATCGGCGTCGTTCCAGTTTACACCACTCTGGGCTGTTACTGTTACGCCGTCGCCTGCTAGGTAACCTTCCACGCTTGCGATTCGGTCGGTGTCGATGATTACCCAGTCACCATTTCGGCGCTGGAAGGCAAGAGGCTCACCCTGTGTGGTATAGATTGTGCTCCAACCATCAAGGTAACCGTGCTTCCACTCGCTATCATCGGTCGGAAGCGTAAAGATACGCTCCGTAGTACCTGAAGTAGACGGAGCCAGCTGAGCAAGCTCAGTCGGAATTCGTCCCTCAGGGCTTTCCACCATCGGCTTCTCAGTGAAGTTAGGATTGAAGCTTCTGTTGATCGGCTGCGGAGTTGTTCCAGCACCTGCTCCAGATCCCTTCTCATTGTAGAAGGCTCTGATGTACTTGATGGAGTCCTTAGCCGTCTCCATCTGGAACTCTGTAAAGAGCTCAGGGCGTATTGAGTTTGGATACGAGAACATAACCAGGCGGAGCATATGGTCCGGCGCTGCGCCGAAGAAACCATCACTCACCTGAGTCTCAGTAAGAGTGTTCATGTATCGTGTCTGCTGCTCAAGGCGGAGAGCCGTGGTCTTAGCCGCGTTCTCATTGAGCCCCTTCAGCTTCTCACCGATCTCTGGAATGTTCTTCCACTTTTCGTAGAGCATGTCCAGCCGGTAAGAGCGCTCTTGGAGCTTCTTCATGTACTTGGGATCATTCTTCGGATCCAAGTGAGCCGCCTGAGGCTGCTTCTCCTGCATTTTCTGTTTCAGTGACATTTGTCTTTCCTCTGTCGTTTTCAGTTTGAGTCCGCGTGGTGTTTATTAGTCAGGATTTACCAGAAGTCCTATATAGCCGCAATGAAGGTCGGCTAAGAACCTTCTCTTCAACTCTTCATTGAATGTGTCCTCAAAAGGAGGCTCGAAGGTTGAAGACCCAACCAATGTACCACATTGGTGCTCTGTCTATATATTAGTGGGAGCTATTAGAGAAACCCCCCTAATTATTCCTCGTCCAAGTCCTCGTCATGATCATCGGTTAGATCCATTTCTTCATGCTCTAACCAATCCTCATCGTACTCTACATCTTCCCTTTCAGCGGGGTCGACGTCTTCTAGGTCCATAACCTTGGAGAACCACTCAAGATCGTTCTCGGTGGCATAATCTAATACAGATTCCACTGCTCGAGTAAGGTCAACCGAATCAACCCTGATCCGATAGACAGCGGGAGGCCTTCCAGCTCCCCCGCTCATCTCGTTATGGATTCGTTGGATGACCGCATATGCTTGGGCCTCATCTCCGGAGGTGAAACCTTCTTCGGTTCCGTCGACAACGTAAATAGCCCCTGGGTTACTCTTCCCTTTATATGCCATGCTTACTCTCCCGCCATCATGGCTTCGTAGATCATTGGATTTTCCATGTCAAGAAGAGTATCAGCACTCACATGAGTACGTGAATCAAGGATCCGCATGTATCGGTTCACCGCCTCTTGATAGTTGCTGGCTTCCAAGATCTCCTGACTATATGGAAGGATGGCCGAACCATGCTTCTTCAACAGCGAATCAAAGTACTCTTGTACTTCGCGCTTGCTCTCTGAGATGCGCTTGGAGTTAGCTGTCTCCGTGATAGAGCGTGACTGACGTCGATGCTCTTCTGCGCGATTACCTGCGCCCTTGGCTCCTTCTACCAAGTAACGTACTTCCTCACCCATTGTGGATTCAACGTAATGCGAAGCGTTCTCCTTGAGCTTCTGAGCCTGTTCCTTGATCTTTTTCGATCGTTGCTTTTCTTGAGCCAGCGCCTCTCTCAATTGAGACTCGCGCTGCTTGGACTCTTTAATGTAACGTCGTAGAGCATCGTGAGCCTTGGTTAGATCACCTTCCAGCTCCTTAATCCGCTTATCCCGTTTTTGACGTGAGTCCTTCATCTGGGCTCGTAGGGATTCTTGAATCTGCTTGTTGCGCTTTTTGAGATTCTCATGAGTCTCGATAGTTGGGCGATTCTTGAGAATCTGGACAGCCTCGACGAACTTCTTAAGGTGCTCAGCAGTCTTGACTGCGACCTTCTTCCAATCGTAAGAGCTTTCCTTGAGGTTATTCCTCACGGAGCTGAGATTTTTCAACGCACCCTTAAGATCGGCCGCCGAGATATCTGTACCGAAGATCTCCTTGAATTCCTTACCGGACTCAACCAACTTGTTGATCTCCTCTTCGGTGGCTTCGATCTTGGTTTGAATCTCTTCCTTTAGCTCCGGGATATCTACATCCTGGAGGTATGTCTGGATCTCTTTGAACTCCGAAAGCCTTTCATGTGGGCTACTCAATTGTGAGGCGCTGTCGATGAATCGTGTGATATCATCATAGGCTCTTCGCTGTTCAAAGGAGGTCAGGGTAGGCTTGGTTCTTGGTTCCATGGTCTTTCCTTCACTTCCTGTGTCTTTGTAATCCCGCCGCCGTCGTCCGGGTTCAGTTACTGTTGTTACGTTTTCTGGCGCCTCTGCATAAGCACCCTGAGAATCGACTCCGCCTCCGGCCACAGCAGTGCCCGCTGCCCCGGCATCACCCCCGCCGTCTCCGGCTTCACGTAGAGAGGTATCCCCGCTTACCCACACAACACGTGGATCAGCGGCTTCATCTGGGGCATCATATCCTGCATGAGGATCCTCAGGCAAGTCTGCCTCTTCTCCTTCCAATGGAGGATGCTCTTCAGCTGTGGCTGGCTGCCGCTTATCATCAGCCGGATTCAATTTCTGTGCGGCACCAGCATCAATAGCTGCTTCGGAAACCTTCATGTCTCCGAATCCAAATACGTCTTGACTCGGATTTGGTACTAGATCGGCTACGCGTTCGATGATGAACTCATCGGGAATTACATCATAGAATTCCATGTAATTGCCATCAACATGTTCGGTCACCTTCTCAAGATCACCAAGCCCTGCTGTTGAAAGCCCAACTTTTCCGCCGGACTCCAGTATGTCCTCTGCTAGCCTACCCATCTCTCCTACGAAGATGGCATCGGCCCATACAAGTTTGTTGGTCTCATCCAACGAGAGGTTGTTCCAGATAACTGCGGAATCCTTGAAAGAAGGATCGGCGCCCTGGGCGGGGTGATCAGCCAACCCTACACAACCTTCCCAGATATCCCTTTGGTTATTGATGACCTTCTCCCACAGATCCTTTGAATATCTCCGTCGGTTCTGGTTGATGAAGTCAAAACGGCTGATGGGTAGTCGCCATTTATTCTTCCCGATGTTCTCTCTGATAATTGAGTTGGCCTTTTCTTTCAGCTCTTTAGTAACCTTACCTCCGTTGGCCATATGAGATGCTACAGATTCGGCAATCTCTTGCCGGTCTGCATCTGACAGGCTTCGCGATTGCTTGATGGCCTGTGCCTTGGTTAAGGTAATGTTTTCATAAAGTCTTTGCTTCGCCATAGTAGACATGTCCTTGTTTTGAGCAACTTGAGAGTTGCGATTTGTGTCTATAAATTAGTATACAAACACGTTCACCCTTTATCCCTGAATTACCTTCCCCTGTTCCTCTCGCGCATGTAGTACAGCATCGAATACGAACTTGAGGGGCCCTTCTTTGTTGGCGGGTAGATCAGTTATACGATAATGCTTCCCTTGACTAGATCCTTCTGTTAGCTGGAACCTAACTGCGGTCTTCAGTAGCACATCTCCGCGGATTTTCTTATAGTTCTCCACAATCTTCTGATTGGTTTTTGGGTCTCGTCTCTTCTCATGAAGGACGCTTGCTTGTAAGTAATCCCGTAAAGAGCTTTCAGCAAACAGATCCGCCATGTCGCCTTCTTCTGCGCCCTCCTCTTCTTCTGGGGCCTCTTGAGTGAATAAATTGGGATTCCTCTTACGAATGATGGCCATCCACTTCTCAAGGTCCTTACCTTCAACGAAGCTCATCTTCAATAGGATGTCCTTAACCACCTCAAAAGGCAGTGGCCCATCAACACCCATGATGTTACTGATGGTATCGATGACCTCTGTAGCGAGGTTCAATGAGGAGCTCTTGGCCTGCTGTCGTGTTTCATCGACCTCGGCGTTAGGGAAGTTCATACTCAGTTTGAAGGGTTCTCGGTGATCATACTCTCCAGTAATAGCATAATGCAGCCTGAAGATGTCTGCTAGGCCTTCCAAGTAAGCCGATTGTAGGTTGTAGATTCGTCGGGCGAAAGGCTTATGCTGTTCTACCAACGAGATCCCTGAGTTACCGAACCCACCCCATTCCTGTACAAGGTATCCCTTAGGAGCCCCGCTTGCAATGGCTACTCTGTCAGTGAGCAGCTCAATGTCTCCTACAAAGTCCAGTTCCACTCTACTCTCGTGAATATTCAACCCCATCAAACCCTCTGGAGTCCATACAGTAGACATAAGAGTATAAGGGTCAGCTGCAATGTCGGGCATCTCATACCCCTGACCTTCATACATTTCCCGTACGCGATTGATGCGGTCAAACTGATCAGCTTCATTCATTCCTTGAGTGGTCTTTACCTGCATCTCTCTTACAGGGAAGCTCATGATACGAGCCATGGCTTGTAAGATGTATGCACTAGACATTTGTTTGAAGGGCGCAAGCGCTCGTACAAAGCTGCTCTTACCCATTGGGAAGAATTCACTCCGGCCAGGATTCAATCGAAAATGATACACACTCCAAGGCGGTACTAGGGTGCCGCCTACGTCATATCCGAACAGGTAGGTATCGAACATGTCAGAGAAGTCTTGTATCTGGTTGGATTCAATGGTCTGTAGGAGCTGTTTGATCTTGGCATCCCTATGTCGATAGCTATCCCAAGACTTGTGAAGGTCCTCCAACCTCTCTTTCACCTCCAGAGGGTTGAATTCCAATCGCTCGCGAAGCAACCGAGGATGTACGGGCTTAACCCCTACAATCCCGCGCTCCGTTACCTTCAATCCCCATAGAGCATCTCCATAGAACCCTATGTTGAAGATGGTATCACAACTTCGTCCCTGATCCACATTCCACTGATTAAGCAGTGAATACATGTGCTGGGTCTGCTCATCACTGGAGGCTTCAATAGAGATAATGTTGTCCTGCTGGTCAATTTGGGTAGCCTCATCTGCTTGCATGTCTGCGACCGCTGAGATAAATGGGTCATTCAAGTACATGAAGTCCAAGGAGTTATACCGGTCCTGTTTCTCCCGTAAAGTCTCCTGAGTCTCATGTGTATCAGACACATAGGCATTGAATAGTTTGCCTAACTCCCCGCTTAGCGCTTGTGGGATACTTCGGATCTCACCAGTACGAGGATCTCGAAAATCCTTTAGCTTCTCTATATCACTCGCGCGCCCTGAAGACCCCAAGCCGTGGACAAAGGCGTTTTGTCCACTACTTCGAGGCTTAACCCTAATACCAAAGAGCCCTAACAATCGATCGCCGAAAGGCCTTCGTGCAGTAGATTGTGCTTGAGCCTTGCGAGCCATAGCTAAGGCTTTGTTGTAGTAGTCCCGAGTAACCGCTTGCCCCGGGGCTTGTAGATTCTGTTGTCTGTTGATATCACTCATATGTTTACCAATTCGTCTTCTGGGTTCCGTTCATCATCTTTTTCGCCGAATCGTAGGTCTCAGAATGATCATTCGCTGCCCTCATATAGAACGGTATTATAGAGAAGGACGCGGCGAAGTTTTTGTAAGCCAACTTACCTGTGGGTGTATATACAAACTTAGGAGGGGAATCTCCCGTAGGCACCTCCAGTATTACTACCTCACCTGTCTCTCGACAGATGTACTCATGCTCCCACATCACTCTGTCTTCTGGTTTTACTTCGGTCTTACCCATTTGCACTCCTCCTAAGAGTTTCTATTGTTATAGGCTCGAAGGCCTTTACCCTATCCTTTGAGATGCCAGTGTATGGCAGTGCTTGTAACATCTGTTGAGTGACAGATGTAAGATTGTCTTTCTCGTAAGCCTCTTTTAACGTGCTATACGGGAAAGTATAGACTTGAGACTTACGAGGCACGAAGCAACATAAAATCACCCATAGCTCGGGGGGATTGCTTACCTGTGAAAAGGTATCAAAGGTCTCCATCTGATGACCACGCGTGCCTTCAAACACCTCTTTCAGGTTGAAAGCATACACACCCTTCATTGCTTTGCCTTCCCAGAACACCAACCGACCTTCGTAGATACCAATGCCATCGAAAGGTCTTCGTTGAGCTTGACCTCCAGCTACATCACTGATCTTGTATCCGTATCCGTGTCCTTCCAGAGTCTTCTTAACTATGGTATTGAATCGTGTCTCTTTCACACTAATTAGTGATAATGCAAAGAACACTGAGATTGACTCAGTGGACAGACAAGTAAGGAGACTTAGATATGGCATTTCTTAATCATGATGTTCTTGACGATGGACTTCGAGTACTGACCACTTACGTAAACCGCGTGGACATTTGCTCTCAGCTTCCTTCAAACTACGGAGAAGCAACGAGCGACTATTCATTAGGTCGTTACGTAGGGCATAGTGTAGGAGATCCCGAGCCAGGTGATCCCAATGGTCGTCAAGTGGAATCTGCGGCTGTTGAAGACGGAAGCGTTACAGATACTGGCGAAGCCACTCATTATGCTTTGGTTGATACAAACAACACCCGGCTTCTGGCAGCAGGTAGTCTGACTAACCCGCAGGTGGTGACAGATGGAAACGATTTCACCCTGACACCATTCACAATCCGTATTCCGGATGCTCAGTAAGCCTAGACTTACTTGAGGAGGTTATATGACTAAAAACGAACTACTACAGGATCTCGCTGGGCGCTCTTTTATCAAAGCTGTTGGAGATCCCGTTCTTAGGGAAGTCAAAGATGTGGGTGCTACTTGGTATACTGTCAATGTAGCTGAAACCTTCCAAAATACCGCGGTATTCCGGAACATAGACTTCTACGTATTCGATGAGGGGGGACCAGAAGAAGAGGCCTATTACAAGGATCAAGACCCTAAGATGAATGTGGCTCCCTCAGCATTTTCTGATAAGATACGGACCGAGTTCTTTACTGATCCAGACATTAAGGCTTGGAACATTCGGACCTCAGACGAATACCATAAGGCCGCGATCGTAGAGGCACTGATTGAAGATCCAGAGGACCCAGAGGCTGTTACACCTACATTGTTTTTGGTAGGAGAACACCCTGAAACTGAGGAGCTGGTGCGCATTAGGATATCAGGAATCTCTACAGACGTTATCGCGCAAACGGCCAATCTTCCTATGGTAAGATAAAAAGGATAGGGCATGGCCCAGTTTGGAACATCTTTTACATGGCCATATAAGATAAGACTCACCATTCGGCCGGAGTACGTACCGGCCGATTTTAATGATTGGACTCTGGTCTTTGACCAAGATTTCAATCCTATCTTCCAAGAACCTGATAGCCCTCTTGCACTTAATGGTCCTCGTCCTATGGGGCCCCATGGAGGAGATATACGCTTCTCCTTGGATAAAGAGGGCGAACAACGTCTACCTTGCCACATACGAGAGGCCACGTTAGCTGAAGATCCGGCTGATGCCCGGTTTGAGGTAGCCGTTAAACTTCCATTTGTTAGCTCCTCTAATCTCAATATCATTTGGATGTGGTGGGGAGTGCCGGATGTCACACAACCATCTCCCGCAGGGGAATTCGGGCAATTCAATACTTATCGAGAATCCGCATATGCTTATATCCCCGATGCTTATGTTGATGATGTAACTGATCCTGAAAATAGTCCGATAGTAGATACTCAAGGAGGATTAGTTCTAACTCCAGATGAAGGTTTAGTAGGCCCCTCTCTTGACTCGACAACAAACACAGGACAAATAAGATACACTCCTGAGCGAAATATAATGGGGACTGCCTTCACTACTATCTTTGGGTATTACAAGAGAGGCAAAGGTGGAGGTGATAGAGGCTCCTTCTTAGGAGAAAATGCCAATAATCGGTTTGGCCATAGAACCACCGCCGGCGACGAATCTCTACATTTAATTGTAGCCGGCACCACTCGCACACAAACGCCTCAACTTCCCAATAATGAATGGCATGCGGTTGCTGTAAAGCGTGACGGAACAACATGGACCTCTCGGGCCAATAGAGTAGCTGGTACCACTGGAAGTAGCACTACAGTATACCCTGTTGATGCAACCATCGGTATGGGTACCACAGCTAACCGTGCTCCTGACGGCATTATCGATGAATATCAAATATATACTGAGGCCCTTTCAGATACATATATCGATGTCACTCAAGACAACCTGCTAAACACTGATGCCCCCAGAGGTATCTTGACTTGGGGTTATGTCTTTTATCCAGAAGACATTACCACTGGTGAGCCAGAGGTCAACTCCCCTACTATTCATCAGACTCATCATCTAGGCACAGAGAACATTGAGACAAATCACCCTAGGGTAAACGATGCTGTTCTTGAAGCTGAAAGATTATTTATACCCGAAAATCTAAGAACAGGTCCTCCGGAAATAGAAGGAGCCACGCTTATATATACCAATCATCTTGAAGCTGATGACTTGGTAGGACCAGCGCCTGTATTGCAGGAGACCATTCTTCTCTTACAGATTCATCGTTTAACATCTACTCCTATACAGACAGATGCTCCAGAGCTTGATGAGTCGATTATCCATCAAACACATAACATCGTGAAGGAGCAGTTAGCAGGAAGCACCCCTGTTCTTGAAGACTCATTCATACATCAAACTCACAACATTATCAAAGAGCAATTCGTTGGTCCTACACCTGAATTAGACGATGCCTTTATAGGTAAGGGACATTTGGTAATGCCAGAAGACCTAACAGGACCAATTCCTGTTGTTGGGTCTCCCGCTTTCAAAGGTATTCATAACTTCGGTGCTTTCGATCTTTGGACTACTCCAACAATATGGATGCCGGAGCTAGGACGACCTGTCTTCCGAGAACGACATAACTTCGTACCTCAAGACATAGCCACTCCTCCACCGTCTAAGATCGTTGGTGTGAAGGTATTCATTTATCTGCATCCGGAAGAGAATGAAATAATAGCCGGAGTACCAGAGGTAAATGATGCAGACAACAGACAGCTGCATAAGGTACGCCATGATCAGACGACTATGCCTACCCCTGACTTGGGAACAGCGGGCATCACTCAAACCCATAGAGGAATACGGCCAAGAGACCTTCCGCGGTACTTGATATTCCAAGGACATGTGTACGAACCTAAGTTCACAGATCCAACTCTAAACTCAACTCATGAAATACTTGCGGACGATCTAATCGGGCAAGCTCCGGAGGTCAATGATGCCACCCTAACGGTTGTATTCAACTTCGATGGTGACAACATTGTAGGAGAGGCCCCTGTAGTAGGTGAAAGCGATCTCACTGAAAGATATGTGTTCTTCACTGAGGGTATCACAGGCGAGGCTGCAGTAGTAAATGAAAGTGAGATTTCTCAAACACATGTACTGGCCTTAGAGGATCTTGAAGGGGCAATGCCGTTTATTGACACATCGTTCCTAATTCAAGATCATGTGTTCGGCGGTGATGGTATCACAGCCTCACCTCCAGTACTTGGTGAACCAGAATTGGTAATGTCTGTAAGCTATATAGCTGCAGACATCTTTACCGACGAACCTGTTGTAGGTGAATCGATCATTGACCAGATTCATAACTTGGCCGCAGATCAGCAGTCGTCTCCTTCACCGATACTTGGGGACTCAGTACTCTTCATCAAAGAAACTCAGGAGCTAATAGCAATGAGCTTTAGGACAGGATTCCCCGTAGTAAATAGAACAGGTATCAACGGATTTGATGAGCCGCCTCCTATTGAAGCCCCGAACGCTGGAGTAGGAACAGAAGGTATTACCTTATCAAGGGACGCCCAGATTATTCGGCAGCTTGGATATCTCCGAAGATACTCACCAACACAGATACGTGATGCGTGGCATAATACAGGTCAACGCATGGCCACTCCTCATACCCCAGTATACGGAGGTGGTGGACTCTTCAAAGTCAATGATATCAATTCTTCAATGAATGGAGCTATCCTCCTATTCTTGGCCCCTCGCTTCACACCTGTTGATTGGAGCAAGTATGAGATCACCGGAAGGATGGGAGCCCCCTATCCACGTAATAAGGAAACGGGTACTCGATTGATGCGAGCTTACGTACTGCTTACCCCAGATGAGGTACAAGCTATTGAAGAGGATGTGGATGCTGATTTCGAGGCCTTCTACGTACGAAGAAAGCGCATACCACTAATTACTGAATAAGGTAACCTGACTATGCAGATGGATCGAATCATTGATTTCCTACTCAACTACATGCCTTCCCGACGAAGGGATACATGGGTTTACCTTGGACAAAACATAGCCACGAACGAGACCCCAAACTACTTCGCCGGACTTGTATATAGGATCGATGCACCTGCCTCCGCAGTCAATGGCTTCTTTATTCTTTGCACCGAGAATGTATCCACTCCTGTCGACTGGGACATGTATGACTATGTTAACAATGAGCTGCAGCGCACAGACACCCTTCATGTACCCAGCGAATTCTTAGTTGTTCTTACCAAGAGCGACCGAGATGCAATTACAGAACCCTACGATCCTAACTTCGTTCCCTTCTTAGGGATGCTCGAATTTGAAGATACGGGGGAAGATCAATATCCATCTGTCATCATCCCTGAGCATGAGCTTCATATCATCCTTAGAGATGCGGGCATACCCTTTGTCAAGTGGGAAGAGTTGGAATACGATGTGCGCACTATGCGCTACCTTATCGTCCGCCCCGCAGTAGAGCAATTCTACAAGTACTTCCCTATCATTGAACATGAGACCATTCCTGTACAAGCCCAGGGGCGCTTTGAGAAGGAGTTGCCTAAGGATCCTAACTTCATTCATGTAAGGGCTGTCTTTGGTACCAACGCCTCTCAAGCCGCACAAGGATCAGGAATGGGTAACCCGTTCCAATACTACCGAGACCAGATGATCGGTGGATTGTTCATGGGTGGGCATGCCTTCGGGCGACCACAAGGACGCCCTGGACGAGCTGGGCGTATAGCGCGAATGGCTTTCAATCACAACGACATTGTTAGCAACTTACATCATCAAGCAGTGTACAATAGCATGCTCAACCGATACGCGCGGATCAAGTATACTATCAACGGAAACAAGGTTGAAGGGTATCATACCGGTGCTCGTTATGTTACCATTGAATGGGGGTATATGAGCGATGATTGGGAAGACATCCCACATGATCGTAAACTTGAAGTACGTGAGTTAGCCGCCGCTTACGCTCTTCGTACCTTTGGTAATCTTCGATTGCAAACCCCTGACAACTCTCCTGGCAAGGTAGACTACTCAAGATGGATTGAACGAGCTGGAGAGCTAGAAGAGAAGATTCTTACTCACTGGCATGAGTTCACCAAGCCTATTGTGGTTAGGAACCGCTAATTAGCGGTCCGCTAACACATCCATAGACATGATTTTACTCTCAGTATGAAATGGGAAGGAGAATCACCATGCCGACACAAGACTCTACAACAGGACCCGCTAAGCCGGGCATGTTCACACATGTGGAAGAGACTATGGACCCGTTGGTTGCGTCCGTCACGGAGATGCACGATGAGGCCGTCCACTATGCAGTACTGGCGGAAAGGTATCGTACGGCATTGATTATGGTTGCTGGCGGCAATGAAATAAGTGCAGACACTCGTGAGGTCATAACAGCTTTACTAGGCAAGGAAATGCCGAATGAGAACGGTGAATAAGAACGTCTTCTTCGCGGCAGACCCTCACCTTCATCATGCTAACATCCTCACCTTCAAGAAAGATGATGGTACCCCATTAAGGGACTTCAAGACCATTGATGAGATGAACGTATACATCATTGAGGCCTACAATTCTGTGGTCAAACCCGATGATAAGTTATACATCTTGGGTGATATGGTAATGAAGGACAGTGCGTGGGCTCATGAGATCTTGGGTGAGATCAATGGAGAGAAAATCCTAATTCGCGGGAACCATGATCGCGCCAAGTTATCTATCTATGCCCGATACTTCAAAGATGTACGTAGTGAGATCACTTACCGGCTAGCCAATGGCCAACATGTCATCTTTACCCATCGCCCGGTTGTCCTTCATGAAGACCACAAGCTTGTGTTCAACGTTCATGGACACACCCACCATAAACACCTGGACGACTGGAGGTATTACAATTTGTGTCCTGAGGTCGCGGGATATGTACCCTATAGTTGGGACTACCTGCATAAGGTGTTTATGGAGACGTTGAAGCAGAAAGGTCTTCTTCATTAGTCCCCAATTTTTTTTTGTACTGGATTGGAATCACTACGAGGCAGGTGGGGACATTGTAATGTACAAGCTTCACATCCCTTCCAGTGGTGCAACACCGGTTTGATGAGGTGCTGTGGATTTCTTCCACTAAGTAATAACATGATACAGGTAATGCAACGCCAGCAGAATAACAATCTCGTCTTCGCCAATGAAGATTGGAATAGGGAGAGAAGTGTGCGGCGTTAAGGGTTACCCTTTATGAGATGTAACGTCGCCACTAGGCGACGTTTTTTTTGCCCCGCTATGATATGCCTACAAGTATATTATAGCATAGGCAGGGTTCTTTGAAATCATGAGAGAAGGGAGTAACTAGGAATTGAAACACAGGGGCATATGCCCATGTGTGATAGAAAGGCTAGGTAGTCGACCCGAGCTGATCGGGCGGAGGATTCAACCACGTTGAGGCCAGGAGGTGATGGCGGCGTGACTCAACATATATGCAGATGTGGGCAAAGTGCAGCCGAGCGCGTGCTGTGAGGTAAAGCCACCGGACTGCTAATCCGGCGGGGACAAGCGTGAATGGTACCGAGTGATCATTAGGTGCTATAAGCTCCCCACTGTAGGTTCAAATCCTACCGTCTGCATCTATTGGGCTGGCATGTACCAAGGCTGGCGAGTCTCCCTTGCAAGGAGACTGTGGAGGGTTCGATTCCCTCGCGGTCCACGAATGCTTTGCGGTGAAGCTGTCTATGGGTAGGTTAACGTGACCTACTAAACCGCTCTATATGGGCCTCGGACGTCGGAGGCGGAGGGAGTATATAACAACGACACAAGATGGGTTGACTTGCGCCCGTCAAAAGGCAAGCTACAGATACTCCGGTAAGACTAAGTCTTACCGCCCATATTTCTTAAAGTACGGGCATGGCGGAATTGGCAGACGCGCGGAGCGATGTGACAACCCGTGCGGCTTGCAAGTCACAGACAAGCCGCGATGCAGGNTCGAATCCTGCCGCTACGCAACCCGCTCGGTATGAGCGGCG